TAGCAGGATTATAAAAATGACCATTCAAGTTATCAATACAGGTTCTAATGCAAACTCAGGCGACGGTGACAGCATACGATCTGCATTTATCAAAGTAAATCAAAATTTTACAGAAATTGCCACACTGCTAGGAACAACTGGTACTGATTTTACAGAAGCAGTAGCAGACGCTGGTGCTACGCTATTAGTTCATAGTAGTCATAGTGGCATGACTGCTGTATATAATGATGCATTAAATATTGTTCAATTTACTGTAGCTGCCGGTCCTACCGGCCCTGCTGGGCCACAAGGTGAGACTGGCCCAACTGGCCCTGCCGGTACCGGGGGCGGATTTTCAACCACGTCGTCTCTGGTTAACGGATCTTTTGTTACTAGTCTAAATAGCTTTGGAAACTTAGTAACTTCCGGTAATGTATTACCCAATGCTAGTAACCAATTTAACTTAGGATCTGACCTACGTAGATGGAATACCGTCTATGTTAACACACTTACCATTCGTCAAGCTATTGTTGTTGGAGGTTATGATAGTGACAATTATAGTAGAATACGTCACTTAGAATCAACTCCATTTACCGGAGGTGAATATCGAGCATACGGATTCGCCTCGGCATACGAGCAATCAACAGTTTTAGTAAATGAAGATGCAAACATAAATCAAGTTTTATTTCTAGGGGATACGGGACCGGGTGATTCACAGACATTATTCGGTATCGGTGTTGCTGACAATTCATTTGAAACCTATACAGTCCCTACCACCGGACAGGAAACTACCTGGGTTAAAAAGTTAGAACTAACTGGACAAGGCAATCTATACCTAAACAGTGGAACGATACATGTAGCATCTACATCCATGTACTTTGACAATTACCAAGTATCTGTAGATCCAACAACCGGAATTAGTATAGATGGTATTAGACAAGGAAGAGTAAATCCTGGTCAATTTGGAAGATTTGCACTCTACGGAACAACTAATAATACAGAAATTTCTCCTAGTTTAGCAATGTCTTACAATTTCGATAGTCAGGTAATTTTTATTGGTGGTGCTACCTCTAATACTGGTACAAGTGTTGCTTGGTCTAGAGAACTTTTTATACCAGGTGCCGCAGGTTGGTCATTTTCACAACACTTTGATCAACCAGATGCATTAGATTTTAGATGGGTTAGAACTAGAGGAACAGCAACTGCACCAACACCTTTGTTAGAAAATGATAATATTGCAGAGCTTGTGTTTTCAACTCGAACTCCAACACAATTCATGGCTCCCGCAAGAATACACGTTCGAGTTGAAAACACAGGGACTTTCCCCACTGCCAAGTTTATGTTTTTTACTAACTCCGGAACTACTACTACTAGCATAGTTTCATCGGAGCTTTCATCAACAGGAACATTTAAGTTTACAAAGATAGGGTCACTGGCAACAGGTACAGACTTACAAGTGCAAAACAGTTTAATTCCAACAGATGATATAAGATTTGATTTAGGTAGTGCTGATAAACAATGGCGTAGTTTGTATGTTGGGACTAGCACCGTATATTTTGGCGGTATTCCTTTGCAAGTTACACTCGAAGGTGATATAAGTGTAAATGGTATTGTAGTTGCAAGTACCGGATCACAAGGACTAACTGGCCCACAAGGACCTGCTGGTGGTCAAGGAGCTGTAGGTCCAACTGGTCCTGCTGGTCCACAAGGCGTTCAAGGAGACGTGGGTCCAACTGGCCCTGCCGGTGGTCAAGGATCGGTAGGTGCAACTGGCCCTGCTGGTCCACAAGGCGTTCAAGGAGACGTGGGTCCAACTGGCCCATCCGGTGGCCCGCAAGGTCCACAAGGCGTTCAAGGAGACGTAGGTCCACAGGGGCCTACTGGTGCAACTGGCCCTGCTGGTCCACAAGGCGTTCAAGGAGACGTGGGTCCAACTGGCCCATCCGGTGGCCCGCAAGGTCCACAAGGCGTTCAAGGAGACGTGGGTCCAACTGGCCCACAGGGTGTTCAAGGAGCTGTAGGTCCAACTGGTCCAACTGGACCATCAGGTGCTCAAGGAATTCCAGGCGATACAGGACCTACAGGTGCAGGCCCAACTGGTCCACAAGGACCATCTGGTGATACAGGACCTACTGGCCCATCAGGCGCCACTGGACCAGCAGGACCGGCAAGCGCAGTAGCAGGACCTTCGGGTCCTACTGGGCCATCGGGACCCACAGGAGTCGACGGGGCCACAGGACCCACCGGGCCAACCGGGCCATCAGGACCTAGTGGAGCAAACGGCATAGGATTTATTGGACCATCAGGGCCAACTGGGCCAAGTGGTTCACAAGGCGTTCAAGGAAACGTAGGTCCAACTGGTCCACAAGGAGTAACTGGACCACAAGGACCACAAGGCGATACAGGGCCAACTGGCCCTAGTGCTTCTATTACGTGGTCAGTATCATCTACTGGAACTAGTGATTACGTATTCAGCGGACCCGGTGTAGTTGCAGGCAACACTAATGATCCTGTGCTATATCTATACAGAGGATTTACCTATACTTTTATCAACACTACGGGTGGCAGTCATCCCTTTGCTATTAGAGTAAGTGACGGCGGCGCAGCTTATACTGACGGCGTTTCAGGCAGTCAAGCAGGCACACAGACATTTACTGTGCCAATGAATGCACCATCTACACTGTATTATCAATGCACTATCCATGGCGTAATGGGTAATGTTATCAACATAGTCTAATCAGTGTTAACTTACGAGTAAATACACATTATGAGAGCAACTGAAATTATTCGTGGCGTACTGGATCTTATTGATCAAGTTGAGTGCGCCCAACAATCTACACAGCAAGATCCGATCGGTGGTGCCTTTGCACAACTGTTTGCACAATTATCAGCAGAACCTGTAGAAGTTAAATCTGCTGGCATGTATGACAACAGTCCAGACGTGCATGTACAAGGCATTGACAGCGTGACCACAGCCGCAGGGCTAGGCGGACTAAACGGTCCTAAAAACCCTAGTGACATTAGATCAGACAGCGTAAGCATGTATCCAAACTTTCAAACCAAGGAATAACAATGAGTAGATATCACACCCTTTATGCTAGCAATAGCGCCACTCCAAAATTCACCACACTGCAAACAGGTGCAGCCAGTGTTAATACAGCAATTACCGCAAGACGTATTACTGTAGTAACCAACGGTACTAGCCAGTTCATGTCATTCGGTACAGGAACTGTTGCTGCAACGACTGCCAGCTGTGTAGTTCCTGCAAACTCTATGATGGATTTTAATGTTACTACAGGAACGCACGTTGCGTTTATCAGTCCAACGGGTTTAGGTTACGTTACACTTATCGACGCTGATTAATTATGGCGGTTGATCGCTATCAGAACAGCACAGCCTATGAACATCCACAGGAGAGCAATCTTCTAAATATTCATAAGACTATGCAGTACAACAGCCAGGGGCAACCCGTGGCTCGTGTACATGTTGATGGTATCAATCTTGAAGGTGATGTTATTGTTGACACTGTAAGTTTAAGTACATCAACACTGGCTGCATTAGAAAGCATTAGTGTTCGTCAAGAAGGCACCTGGACAGTTAGCATAGGAACCAACGGACAAGTTGTAGTCAGCAATTTTACATCAACTGTAAATATTTCTTCTCTACCTGCTATCACAGGAACAGTCACAGTAAGTAATTTTACTTCAACTGTATTTGTAAGCAATACACTGACAATCAGCAACACCAGTTTTGCTGTAACTAACTTTCCAACCACCTCCACAGTATACCAAGGTACAATACCGTGGACTATAACTGGCACAGTTGCTATCTCAAGCCTTCCGGAAGTAGAGATTAAAAACGATTCAGGTAATCCTATACCCGTCAGTGGTACGGTAACTGCCACACTAACTGGCACTAACACATTTACATTGGGCACAGGATCTACTGATGCGTTTGGTAGACTGCGAGTCAGTGAGCCTTATACACTGTTTGACAGTAGAGCAAGATATTACGACCACAATGATTTTAGCAGTAGCACCAGCACTGGCGGCACAGTGGTCTACGAAACAGACAGTTCTACATTTAGACTGGCAGTGAGCACAAGTAATGGATCCAGTGTCATACGAGAAACCAAAAGAGTTTTTCCTTATCAGCCAGGCAAGAGTCTGCTGGTGTTGGCCACTTTTGCCATGAACACTCCCAAGGCCAACCTGCGTCAGCGTGTGGGATATTTTACCACCAACAACGGAGTCTATTTTGAAAATGATGGCGCATATAACTATTTGGTAATAAGAAGTTATAGTACAGGTGCGTTGGTTGAAGATAGGATAAGACAAGACGCTTGGGACAATCCATTCGCCGCATTAAATGTAGACAGGACACAGATATTTTGGACAGACATTGAGTGGTTGGGCGTGGGAAGTGTTCGCTGTGGATTTGTTGTCAACGGTGCTTATGTGCTTTGCCACACATTCCATCATGCCAATGTTGTGAATAATACCACCACTTATATGACCACGGCTGTACTGCCAGTGCGTTATGAAATAACCAATACTGGAGCCACTGCTTCATCCAGTATGATGAGACAGATATGCTCCACTGTAATCAGCGAAGGTGGCTACAACGCATTTACCTACAGCGAATCAGCAGGACGTGGCACCAGTGTGTTGAGATTGGTCAATGCCGGAACATACTATCCGTTGGTCAGCATTAGATTGGCCAGCACAAGATTAGATGCTATTGTGTTGCCCAGACAAGTGGATGTGCTGAGTCCCACAGTGAATTACTATCGTTGGAGATTGGTGCTAAACCCTACCCTAACTGGTGCTACTTGGGCAGGAACCAGTACTTCAGGAACTGTTGAATATGACACGGCCGCCACAGGAGTTTCGGGCGGTATAGAACTACAAACTGGTTATGTCAGCAGTAGAGAACTATCGGAACTAGGAGCAGATGCGTTTGCGTTTCAGTTAGGCAGAACATTGGCAGGAGTCAGCGATATTGTGACACTAACTATGGCAGCAACATCAAACAACGCAGACGTGCTGGCACAAATTGGCTGGCAAGAAATTACTTAAATACATTATGAAAAAACTATTATTAACCCTATTATTAGCAGTGGCGGCAGTTCCTGCTCTAGCACAAAAGACACCTAAAGGTGCAACTTATGACGCACAGATTATACGTGTAAGCGACGGTGACACTATTGTGATTGCAGCACCATTCCTTCCTGCTCCACTAAAGCCAGAACTAGCAGTTCGTATATTTGGTGTTGATACTCCGGAAAAAGGACACAGAGCACAGTGCCCGCAAGAAAACGAGAGAGCATTAGTGGCCAGCAAATTTACCACACATGCGATTCAATCCCACCCTAAACATCAAGTTATCATCTACGGTTGGGACAAGTTTGGCGGTCGCATTCTAGGAGACATCTTAGTCAATGGACAGAGCATTCGTCAAGGATTAATTGCCAACGGTCTAGCACGCGAATATTACGGCGATGCTAAACAAAGTTGGTGTAACTAAACCACCTTAGGTCCGTTGTCGTAACGGTTAGCCCACCGGGCAGGCGTCCGTCTAGCAAACGTAAATTGCCGGCGTAATTACACTGCTGAGCCATAAAAAATTCGGCGCCGGATTAAGTAACCGGCAACTAAATACATCATGAGAGCAAAAGAATTCACCATTAATGTACCTATTACCATTACAATTAATGGTGATGAAGATCCTGTGGTTAATGCTGCTGGTCAAAACCCACCCGAGGAAGCCGATACAGAATTGCAGCAAAATCCTGTGATGATCAGCCCACAGCAGCAAGAACTAGAACTTGCTAAAGCCGCAGCAGGCAAAGACAGCCCTGTTATAGACAAACTAACAGGTCAGGAAACAGTGGGCGAAGAGCCCCCTGAGCAGAACGACATTATTCAACAACTAAAAGCATTAATGTCAAGATAACAGCATACGATAAATATCGTTATGCCAATCTATAAAATACAAGCCGGTAGAATAATAACTGTCAATTCTTACGACTGGGTAGGGGACAAGGGCACAATTTGGTATGATGAGACATTAGGGGACCTACGCATAGGTGACGGCGTTACCCCTGGCGGCAGATTACTGCAATTTAATGGTTCGGGTAGTGGCGTTACTATTACAGGCAGCGTATCTAATAGTACTCAATTGGAAACTAGTTACGCAGGCGATTCCGGTGATGGATTTATTGAAGAAGCCACTGGAAATTTATGGGTATGGGACGGGACAGTTTGGGTTGATGTAGGAAAAATACAAGGCCCTACAGGCTATACAGGTTCGCAGGGTAATATTGGCTATACAGGCTCGCGTGGAGATACCGGGTACACTGGATCTCAGGGAAATCTCGGATATACGGGCTACACAGGCAGTCAAGGTTTTACAGGTAGTCAAGGGAATGTAGGTTATACTGGATCAGTTGGTGATACTGGATTTACTGGTAGTCAAGGCAATACTGGATTTACTGGAAGTGCCGGTGTTGATGGATCAGTTGGTGATACTGGATTTACTGGTAGTCAAGGCAATACTGGATTTACTGGAAGTGCCGGTGTTGATGGATCAGTTGGTGATACTGGATTTACTGGTAGTCAAGGCGATATAGGATTTACTGGAAGTGCCGGTGTTGATGGATCAGTTGGTGATACTGGATTTACTGGTAGTCAAGGCGATATAGGATTTACTGGAAGTCGTGGATATACTGGATCACAAGGTTTTACCGGATCACAAGGTGAATTAGGATTTACAGGTAGTCAAGGTGATCTAGGTTTTACTGGAAGCATTGGATACTCGGGTTCACAAGGAGAATTAGGATTTACAGGTAGTCAGGGAAATGTGGGCTATGTGGGTAGTCGAGGTACTGACGGTACTAGTGTACAGATTTTAGGTAGTACTTCTACCTACGCAACTCTCCCCGGGTCCTATCTAGGAAATATCGGTGATGGATACATTACATCTGATAATGGCCACTTAAACATTTGGGTCGGTGATGATTGGTTAGATGTTGGAAATATTGTAGGACCGCAGGGAGAGTTAGGGTATACTGGAAGTATTGGTTTTACTGGTAGCCAAGGCATAGATGGATATACTGGTTCACAAGGCGATGTGGGCTATGTAGGTTCGAGAGGCAACGTAGGTTATGTAGGTTCGCAGGGAGAAAAAGGCGATGTGGGCTATGTAGGTTCACAAGGCGATGTGGGCTATGTAGGTTCGAGAGGCAACGTAGGTTATGTAGGTTCGCAAGGAGAAAAAGGTGATGTAGGCAGCGCCGGTGATCTAGGTTATACAGGTAGTATTGGATTCACAGGTAGTGCAGGTGTTGACGGTGTAATAGGACGTGATGGTTATACAGGTAGTCAAGGGGACATTGGCTATACAGGTAGTGCCGTAGAAGGTCTTGTTTCAGACGGTATCGGTTCTATTACTATACAATCGGGTTACACCCTAGTATTTCCAGATGGCTCGGGACAACTGTCAGCTGCACCTAGAATGTATACCAATGCAGATGCTGCAAACGGATTAAGCCTAAGCGATCTTAAACCCGGTGACTATTACTATGATGATGTCAATGCTGCTATATTCATTTGTTACGATACTGGATTAGGATATTTTGACATATTAGACTTGACAGTGAGAGCATAATAAAATAGGGTAAATATAATACTGTGACCATTTATTACTTTCCCTATCCAACAGCTCAACCTGCACCCGCTACTGTAGCAGGTGACAATTACTTCGGTGCTCAAGACGCTTATATCAACCAAAACGGCGCTGCCAGAACGGGCGTATTAGGTACTGGGTTGTCTGCTGGTAAGATTACACTGGGCAACTACGATTTAACAAAACCTTACCTGGGCGTAACAGGTTCTAGATTTCCCGGTCTAGCTTCACCTCCTACTCCGCCTAATATTGTAGCAACGACCTTAGTTCCTACATTGAATTTTACACAAGGCACACTGGCCACCTTTAATCCGGTAAGTGTGTACGGCGGAAGTGCGATACCAACTGAAATTTTAAATGTTAGTATCAATCCTGCACTGCCTGCTGGACTTGCTATTAAAAAAACTAGAGTTGATCTAAATGTCTCTGGCACTGCTCCTACTATATCAGGATCTGGAACTTCGTGGTCTGTAACATATCAATATACTTCTAACGGACAAACTCCTGTTGCTGGAAGTTTTTACGCAGTAAGAGGACAAACTAAAACCAGCTACAACGGAATATGGGAATGTACTGCTGTTACAGTATCCACAATCACGCTTAGATATAATGCTAATCCTAGTCTAAGCGGAGGAACATCACCGATAGGACAGGTTGCGTGGAATACAGGTGCAACTGTTAGTATCACTGATGCTACTGTTAAATCGATAACAGCAGCGGACACAGTTAATTACTGGTACAACTATCTTGATATTGTTATCGCCGGAACTCCTACAGTAGCATCGCCATCTACTTCATATGTAATGACTTTTACAGATGCTAGCGGTCAAACAGGCAGTGCAACATTTACATTAGCTGTTGCCGCAGGAGCAACCCAATTGGGTTCTACACTAGACACGGCAAGTAGAACACTTACACAAAATTTATCTATTACCGCATTTAAACCAGTTAATGGTACAGGCGGAATTGGAACTTTAACATATTCTATCAATCCTGCATTACCTGCAGGACTAACATTTAATACTGCAACAGGATTTATTTCAGGAACACCATCTGTATCTTTTGCACAGAATAATTTTGTTATTACTGTTAGCGACAGTTCTGGTGCTACTAGCAGTAAGACTTTTAGTTTAGAAATACTTCCTCCGGCGCTAATTACTGTACAAAATGTTTCTAGTAGAACTCTAATTAGAACTATTGCGTTCACAGCATTTACTCCAGTAACTGCTAGCGGTGGTATAACGCCTTTAGCATTTTCAATTAGTCCAGCATTGCCTGCTGGGTTAAGTTTTAACACATCAACTGGGGTAGTATCGGGCACGGCCACTGAAGCCATTGCAGCTTCGACTTACACTGTATCAGTTACTGACTCTAGTAGTCCTTCACAAGTTAGCAGCAAAACTTTTAGTTTAACAGTTGAAGCATTACCTGCTCTTAATTCAACACTACTAGTTGCAACTAGTACATTCATTAAAAATACTACCATTACGGCATTTACTCCAGTATCTGCTAGCGGTGGGTATTTAACTTTATCTTATGCAATTAGTCCGGCACTACCTGCTGGATTAACATTCAGTACTACAACTGGTCAAATATCTGGTCGTCCTACTGTTACTTCTACTCAGACGCAGTATACAGTTACCATAACGGATCAAGCAACACAAACTACATCAAAACAGTTTACTATTCTAGTTGGCCCACCTGTATTATCAACGACACTGGCGATTTCTTCTAGAACATTGATTCAGAATTCGCAAGTTAGTGCTCCCTTTACACCGGTAACTGCAAGTGGTGGCGAAGGTACACTGACATTTGCAATTAGTCCTAGCTTGCCCTCAGGATTGTCATTTAATACTGCGACTGGACAAATAACAGGATCTTCTACAGTTGTAAGTGCTAACACCAACAACACTGTTACAGTAACTGACAGTAATAGTACCCCACAGACTAGCAGCAAAACATTTAGTCTTAAAGTAGACCCTGCACCTATATTGATAATTTCCAGTATTGGTACTAAGACACTGGTTCAAAATCTAGCAGACACTCCTTTTATTCCAATAACTGCAACTGGCGGATTTGGTACACTGACATTTGCAATTAATCCAGCACTCCCTACAGGTTTAAATTTTAACGCAGCAACTGGACAGGTATCAGGCACCGCTACTATTTTCCGTACTGCTACCAATCATACTGTAACAGTCTCAGATCAGGCTACACAGTCTGCTAGCGAGAGTTTTAGTTTAACAGTTGAAACGCCTCCATTACAAGCACAACAATCTGTTGCAGGTTCGACACTGATTAGAACTGTACCAATTTCAGCATTTACACCAGTGACTGCTACAGGCGGGTCTTTAATTTATTCTTACGGCGTAGCACCAAATTTGTCTGCAGGGCTAGCATTTAGCACTTCAACTGGACAGATCACTGGAACCCCTACAGTTGTATCAACAGAAACAACTTATACAGTTACTGTTACAGACAGTTTAAGTCAAACAGCCAGCAACACATTTAAAATAACAGTAAATGAGCCGCCACCATTAACTACCACTTTGGTTATATCGTCTGCTACATTTAACAGAGTAACCGACACAATCAGCATAGTCCCGGTAAGCGCATCCGGCGGCTTTGGTTCAATAAGTTTTGCTATTAGCCCAAGTTTGCCCGCAGGATTAAGTTTTAACAGTGGCAACGGTAGAATCAGCGGTGTTGCCACAGTATTAGTTAACCAAACTTATACTATTACGGCAAATGATTCTATTGCACAAGTCAGTAGTAAACAATTTAATTTAACGTTGAACAATCCACCTGTTACTGCAACAACGGTGATTGCTTCAACTACTGCAACAAGAACAAAAGAAACAACAGCATTTAAACCAGTGAACGGCGCTGGAGGTATTGCTCCTTTGGTTTACAGCATAAGCCCTTCATTACCTGCAACAATGACATTAAATGTCAACACTGGACTCGTTGGCGGTAAACCTAATTCTTTGTTGACAGCTACATCTTTTACTGTTATTGTGTCTGACAGTGTAGGGTCTTCAAATTCTTCCACATTCTTGTTAACTGTAATAGATCCTCCGCCAGTTAACACTGTGTTGAGTACTGCGTCAGTTGAGCTAGTTATAAGTCAAACGATCACACCCGTTATTCCAGTTACTGCCACAGGCGGCGATGGTACACTAGTATTTTCTATCAGCCCGAGTTTGCCAACTGGTTTACAATTTGCCAGCAGCACAGGAAGAATAACAGGAACACCTGTTGCACTATTAACTTCTACTAATTTTACTGTTACAGTAACTGATAGTTTATCGCAAACCAGCAGTAACACTTTTAGTCTATCTGTAATCGCACAACCGTTAGTTGCCGTAGTTAATAATCCAACTATTGTATTGACAGAGTATGTTCAAATTACAGCAGTCAGCCCTGTCACTGCTACAGGCGGCACTGGATCTAAAACATATAGCATTAGTCCTTCGCTTCCTATCGGATTGACATTTAACACCGCCAGCGGACAAATTACAGGAACCCCTACTACTGAATCCTCAGCAACTTATACAGTAACTGCATTGGACAGTGTGGGCATAACTGCGTCGGCTAACTTTAACTTAGTAGTAAATGATGCTGTTCCTCCGTCGTTAGTTGCTGCACCGCAAAACAGCGATGTTGCTTTAGAATTAAACGCTGAAACAGAATTTCAGCCAGTGATCGTGTCCGGGGGCTTTGGTGCAGTTACTTATTCTATCAGTCCTAATCTTCCTGCAGGTCTAAGTTTCAACACTGCTACAGGATTTATCACTGGTATTCCTACTGTACTGACGAATTCTGCTGCTTTTACTGTGACAGTGCAAGACACAGTTCCACAAACAGCATCAGCAACGTTTAATTTAATTGTTGTGTTTACACCTGTTGCCGGCGGCAAGGGCTTTACGGGTAGTAAAGGTTATACAGGCAGTATTGGATTTACAGGTAGTCAAGGCATTACAGGTTTCACTGGTAGTCAGGGTATTGCCGGCGATTTAGGTTACACAGGTAGTCAAGGAGTTGGATTTACAGGTAGTCGAGGCGAATCTGGATTTGTGGGATCAGTTGGATACACTGGCAGTATTGGATTTACTGGTAGCCAAGGAGCTGGATTTACAGGTAGTCAAGGTGAAACTGGATTTGTGGGATCAGTTGGATACACCGGCAGTCAAGGAACCGGATTCACAGGTAGTCAAGGTGAAACTGGATTTGTGGGATCAGTTGGATTTATTGGCAGTATTGGATACACCGGCAGTCAAGGATCTGGATTTACCGGTAGTCAAGGTGAAACTGGATTTACCGGAAGTAAGGGCGATCTAGGATACACTGGTAGCCAAGGTATCCCGGGTGAATATGCTGCTGTTGGTTACACTGGTAGCGCCGGATCAGGATCTTCTATTAAAATTGTCGATCAAACAACTACTATAACTAACACCGTTACAAGTATCACATTCTTAGGGGACGGAGTGTCTGCTGTGTCAAGTGGCACAGGAGCCGTCGTAGTTACTATATCGGGTGGCAGCGGCGCATCCGGTAATTACGATGGCGGGACTCCGGACTCAAATCATGTGGGCATTACTGCCTTAGATGCAGGCTACATTGTTTAGAATAAATATCCTGTCAACTGGAATATATAAAAATGGCAATACAGATTCAATTTAAAAGGGGGACAGCAGCGGAATGGGCTAGCGTTAACCCTGCCCTAGCTGTAGCCGAAATGGGTATAGAAACAGATACTGATCTGTTTAAAATAGGTAACGGCCAGGACAACTGGCTAGATTTAGACTACGGCGGGATTCGCGGCTATACAGGTAGTGTAGGTTATGCAGGTAGCGTGGGCAACATTGCAGTCGATAATGTTCTGTATGTTAGTGAAAGCGGCAACGATGCAAATTCTGGAACTGCACTAAATTTAAGCAAAAGAACTATCAAAGCAGCGTTAGCTATTGCTACTCGCGGTACTACAGTTTTTGTCAAGAGCGGGGACTACACTGAAGCAAATCCTATCACAGTACCAGATTTTGTATCTGTAATTGGTGATAATTTAAGATCTGTTACAGTTCGTCCACAAACTCCCACTAACGACTTATTCTACGTAAACAATGGATCTTACCTAGCACACATGACATTTAAGGATCATGTAAGCCCCTCCGCAGCAGTGGCATTTGATCCGGACGGTAGTGCAGGTGTTATATCTACTAGTCCATATGTGCAAAACTGCACCAGTATGACCAGCAGCGGTACTGGTATGCGTGTTGACGGGGATCATGCACTGGGTACAAAGAGTATGATGGTTGATGCGTTCACGCAGTATAACCAGGGCGGCATCGGCATACATATGTTAAACAGTGGATATGCATCTTTAGTGTCAGTGTTTACCATTTGCTGCGATGTGGGATTTTTGTGTGAAACAGGCGGATTCTGTTCTATTACCAACAGTAACAGCAGTTTCGGTAACTATGCATTAAAAGCAGTAGGAGTAAGTCCCGCAAAATACACAGGCAAGGTAGTCAGCACATCTAGTGGTAGAACAATTACTATTGATAATTTAAGTATTAAACCATCCGTGGGAGATGCTATCAGTTTCGGTACTAGTACATACTATACCATTGTCAGTGCAACTGCATTTAAAACGGGCAACACAGACATTGTCTATCCTATATTAACAGCAGAAGATGCAGGTTTAAGAAATTCTAGACAAGTTATACTCAACGAAAAGCCAAAATTACAGGTGATGACTATTAATCATGTTCTTGAAACATTTCCAGGATTTGATTTTAATCAATTCAAGTGCAGTAGAGACGTAGGTGACATTTTAAATGCTGTGGCATACGACATGGTGTTAAACACTAACTATCAAACTGTGAAAGCAGGCACGAGTTATTATAGAGCAGCAAGTTTAGTAGTCGTAGAAGATCAATTAACTGAAACATTAAGTGCTATCAGTTTCTTAAAAACCAAGACACTGGCTTTATTAACTCCGGCAACTACTGCCTATACACGCACATCTAATCTGTTTGATATATTATTAAACATATTAGAGAATGGCGAATCGGCAGCGCCTGCACTGGCTTATAATACACCAACAGGTGCAAGTACTTCTACTGTTAATGCAGTTACTTTACTTCAGTCTAATAGAGCATTCATTGCAGAAGAAACTATAGCCTATATTGCTGATGAATATCCTTCTCTTGTCTACAATACAGGCACCTGCAAGAGAGATGTAGGATATATTATAGATGCAGTAAGTTACGATGTATTATACGGGGGCAATAGTCAGACTGCCGATGCTGCCGATTCCTACTACGACGGAGCAGTGTTTAGAATACCATTAGAAGAAAAACCTGCTACTATTGCAGCATATGATTTTATCAGTACAATTGTAGATGATTGTATATTAGCAACAGCCGTTACTCCATTGCAGTCTAGTGTAGTGCAGAATACTAGTACCACAGCAGGAACATCTACTGAATCAGCAAGAGCACAGGCATTAGTAGCAATCGTATCTAACATATTAGAAAACGCTTACTCGAGCACAGTTACCTTACAGTCGTCAGTTAGTCCGGCTGTTGCGGACAACACTGTGGTATCATTCCATCAATACAGTCAAATACAGAGTTCGGCACACAACTTTGAATGGATTGGTGCAGGTATAAACATCAATTCGGCCTTGCCCTATCTAGGCGGTGAACCCAACAGTGATAATCAAGCAGTGGCATTAGATGGGGGGAAAGTCTACTATACCGGTACAGACCAGCAGGGAGATTTCCGTATTGGTAATGACCTGGTTATAAATAACAGCATAGGAACAATATCTGGTAGAACATTTACCAAGAGTCTGTTCGCAGTAATGACGCCATATATACTGGCAATAGGATCCTAAAAAATGGCAACGCTACCCTTAAATTCGTTTAAAACTATGGCATTCGAGTTAACAACATCGACGCAGACAATATATGAAACGCCGGCTGATATTACTACCATCGTACTAGGCGCTCAGGCAAACAACATAGGTAATGACCCAGTTACTGTTAGATTTACCTTGATTAAAAATGATACAAATTTTGTCATGTTAAAAGATTTTGAAATCCCTGTTAATGATGCGGCTGAAGTAACTACAGGTAAATTGGTAATCGAAACAGGTTCATCTGTTACTGCCAGCGCCGGTGCCAATAACAGTGTAAATTTAATTCTAAGTATTCTAGAAACAAGCAATGAGTAAGAGCAGACTCTTCAGCGGTAAGATAAAAAAGTTAAGCGGAGGGCAACTCTCCGTTGATCGCTACGAATATTTAGATGTAAGTCAAGCGGAACCTGACTTGGGTCTACCCAACGATGACAATTCTGTATTATTAGGTAGTATCGATGGTTTAAGATATTGGTCACAAACATTAACTAATCTAACTTTAGATTTTGTTACAATAACTACAGGAACTGTAAGCGGTATCCTATCAATAGTCAATGACACAGAATCTACTAGCACTACAACGGGTGCATTGGTTATTTCTGGCGGCCTAGGAGTCGGTGGCAATATATACTTTGGCGGTGACCTATATCAGAATGGAACGTTATTCACTAGTGGAATAAATGCCAATTCTACTATAACTGCTGCCAGCATAGTGTTGACAACTGCAACACAGTCAACATCAACTGTTACGGGCTCATTAGTAGTAGCAGGCGGAGTGGGCATCGGCGGAAACCTATATGTAGGTGGTGAGATTGTTGCTGAAAAGTTAACAATACAGCTGACTACAATTACTACAACATCTATTGTCACTGATGATGTATTCACAGTGGACAATGATACTAACTCCGTATCAACAGAAACTGGTGCGTTAGTAGTTGCCGGTGGCGCGGGCATTGGTAAGGATCTACAAATTGCCGGAGAGATATTCAGAAATGGAATCAGTGTAGGCTACGGATATACTGGATCTAGAGGCTATGACGGATCACAAGGGTATACTGGTAGTCAAGGCGATACGGGATATACAGGTAGCCAAGGAGACCCGGGTACAGACGGTACTAATGGCTCAGATGGCGCTGATGGTTATACTGGCAGTCAGGGAGATATTGGCTATACTGGTAGTCAGGGATTTACTGGTAGTCAGGGATTTACTGGTAGTCAGGGGTTCACTGGTAGTCAAGGTTATACAGGTAGTCAAGGAGATATTGGCTATACCGGAAGTCAAGGATTTACTGGTAGTCAAGGTTATACAGGTAGTCAAGGAGATATTGGCTATACCGGAAGTCAAGGATTTACTGGCAGTGTTGGATTTGTGGGTAGTCAAGGAGATATTGGCTATACCGGGAGTCAAGGATTTACTGGCAGTGTTGGATTTGTGGGTAGTCAAGGAGATATTGGCTATACCGGAAGTCAAGGATTTACTGGCAGTCAAGGTTATACAGGTAGTCAAGGAGATATTGGCTATACTGGATCACAAGGAGTCGGATTCACTGGTTCGGCAAGCACTGTTATTGGATATACTGGTAGTCAAGGATATACTGGTAGTCAAGGAAATGACGGAACTTCTGTGGCTATCGTTGGGTCTACTTCTACTTACACTGCGTTACCTGATCCTTATTCAGGCAATATAGGCGACGGATACATTACAACAGACAATGGATATCTTAATGTTTGGACTGGTTCAACATGGAATGCAGTTGGCAGCATTGTTGGGCCGCAGGGGGATATTGGCTATACCGGTAGTCAGGGATTTACTGGCAGTGTTGGATTTGTGGGAAGTCAAGGATTCACTGGTAGTCAGGGAGTTGGATTCACTGGTAGTCAAGGTATTAATGGATATGACGGAAGTCAAGGATTCACTGGTAGTCAGGGAGTTGGATTCACTGGTAGTCAAGGTATTAATGGATTTGTGGGTAGTCAAGGATTCACTGGTAGTCAGGGAGTTGGATTCACTGGTAGTCAAGGAGTCGGATTCACTGGTAGTCGAGGAGCAGTAGTAGCAACAATATCTGCGACGCCACCAGTCACACCATCATTAGGTGATGTTTGGATTGATACTGACACGGGCATACAATATTTTTATATAGATGACGGCAATTCTACTCAGTGGGTAGAGTTCAGTAATCCAGGTACTCTTGGATTTACTGGAAGTGTAGGGACAGGCAGCGGGGGCGGCTTAACCGCTTCACAAGTTTATGGACTAGGCACAGTGTTTAGTTTTGGAGGATAACATGGCAACACCAAATTTATTAAGTTTAACAACAATTACACCAAAAACCGCAGTTCAATCAATAACAACTGCCGCAACTGCTATTGTTACCAACAGCACTGCCAGCAACACTGTGTTGAAAATCAGCGCATTATACATTAGTAATGTGGATGGTACAAATAATGAATCCGTCACTGTAGATGTGTTTAGAAGCAGTGTTGCATATCACATTGCCAAAACTGTAGTTGTACCTGCTGATGCAACACTAGATGTAATTAATAAATCAATTTATCTAGAAGAAGGTGATACATTGAGATTGACTGCTGGGGTCAATTCTCGTCTACAGGCAGTGTGCTCATATGAGGAAATTCAGTAATGGGCAGGAATAATGGCGGCCTTATAGGTTCGTTGAATACACCAGATCCTCTGCTAGGATCTTCAGGTATATGGTCTATTAGTGAACAACAGCAAAACTTTAATAGATGGCCACCGGGGTTTATCGTATCTGAAGTTGAATATCTAGTTGTTGCTGGCGGCGGCGGCGGCAGCAATTATGGTGGTGGTGGCGCAGGAGGATTTAGAACCGGAACTTTAAGTATTGCAAGTCAAGTAAGTTATACAATAACAGTAGGTGCAGGAGGTAGTGGCGGCACTACTGCTGCAAGCGGAGTGAACTCTGTGTTTTCTTCTATAACTTCTACCGGTGGAGGTAGAGGTGGTGTTAGCAATGCCGGAGCAGGTGCTGCGGGTGGTTCAGGAGGAGGTGGCTCCTATACTAGTGGAGCTGCCGGCGACGGTAATACCCCGTCTACAACTCCGTCTCAAGGTAGTAATGGTGGACAAGGAGGTCCCGGTAGCCCACAGTTTTCAGCTGGTGGTGGTGGTGGAGCAGGTGGTACTGGATTTGCCGGCAATACTACTGGCGGCGGCGCTGGCGGCGCAGGAACATCATCGGCTATTTCAGGAAATGCCGTAACCTATGCAGGCGGCGGAGGCGGCGGACATTTTGCTGGAACGGCTGGCTTTTTTCCTGCAGGAGGCGCTGGCGGTGGTGGCCAAGGTGGTAGAGCTAGCGGCGGGTTTGCCCCGGGAACTTCTAATACAGGTGGTGGCGGCGGTGGCGCCGGCAACACTACCAGTGCTGGCGGTGGTGGTGGATCTGGCATTGTCATCATTCGCTATCCAGACAGATTCAATGCAGCATCAGCCACAACAGGAAGCCCTACAATTACCACAGTTGGTGGATTTAGAATCTATACCTTCACCGGGTCCGGTAGCATAACATTCTAAAAAGTAACAATCAGTTATCAAACAACAGATAAGTATACAATATTATGTCATTAAATTTTCCATCATCACCGGCCCTCGACGCTCTCTATACTCTAGGAACTAGAACATGGAAGTTTAATGGCGAGGGCTGGGAAGTTGTTCCACCCCAGGGAGAATTGGGATATACTGGTTCAAAGGGTGATATTGGATATACAGGTAGTCAAGGCAGCAGCGCATCAATAAATTTTGTAACTAGAAATTACACAGGTAATGGTAGTAATACAACCTTTACCATTACGAACGGATTGACTGTAAACAGTGTGTTTGTATTTGAAAACGGTATTATGCAGTTTCCCACAACTGATTATACTGTTAGTGGCACAAACTTAATATTTGTCACAGCACCTACAACAAATATGGCCATACAGATAAGAGAAATAATCATTAGTGGCTCTGGTGGCTCTGGTGGATCCGGCGGAACTAGCAACGCAGCAATAGCAGGATACAATTTAGTCTTTGGAGGATAATATGACAGCACCAAACTTAATCGGCGCAACAACAATTACAGGTAAGACCACCGGAACTAGTCTTACCACAACATCAACTACTACAGTGTTGAATAATCCATCAGATAGTGGAAAATGTTTGAAAGTCAACACATTGAACGTGGCAAATTATGGAGCCACAGCAACCAATGTAACTGTAAGTTGGTATAATACTGCAAGCATAGGAGGTGCTGCGTTTGCAATTATAAGTAATGCAGCGGTGCCGGCGGGAGCAACATTGAACGTTATTGACAAAACTAGTCAGTACTATTTAGAAGAAAACAATAGTCTAGGCGCTGCGGCGGCGACAGGAAATTCATTGATAGTTACTTGTAGTTATGAGGATATAAGTTAACATGGTAAAACGGTACCTTGGCGGAATAATATCGGCTACACCCCCAACTATTAGCGCAGTAGCGGCGATAAATGGAGTTTTTAATGTTACTCAGCAAATGCAGGCTAGACAAACTAATACCTGGCCGCCGCTGTTTCGTATACCTGTTGATGATATACTTATAGTCGGAGGGGGTGGAGCGGGCGGTGCCGGAGCAAATAATGCACGTGGCGGCGGAGGTGGCGGCGGCGGCGCATACTTAACATTGTCTTCTCAGAATTTTGAGATTGGCCAAACCTATATCATCACAGTAGGCGGCGGCGGCACAATTGGAGGCGTGGCCAGTAGAACTCAAACCAACGGAGGTAATAGCAGTATTACAACAGCAGGAGCAGTTGCGTATTCTGTCACAGCCAATGGAGGAGGTTTTGGTGGAACTGCCGGTGGTACTGGCTCTAGTTATGCTGCAACTCGTGCCGGAAATAGTTCCGGAAATGGGTCTGGAGGCGGTGGCGCCAACTCCAGTGGCGCTGCTGGTGCAGGCGGAGTTTACGGTAGAAACGGTGGATCTACAGCAGAAACTGGCACCAGCGGCGGCGGCGGCGCAGGTGGTGGTGGAGCTGGCGGCGTGGGCGCAAACGGTGCTGGTATAGTGCTGGCCGCCGGAGGTGCAGGGTTATCTAATGGTATTAGGGGCTCTGCTGTAACTTATTCACCAGGTGGCCAAGGCGCTCCAACCGCCGCAGGTAATAGACCAGTTGCTGGCGATGCAAACACGGGTGGTGGCGGTGGTGGTGGTGGCACAGGTTCGACAGGTACCGCCGGTTCGTCCGGAGTTGTGGTACTTAGATACTCAAGTGCGTACCCGGCGGCCACATCTACTACTGGTGGTCCAACTATTACATTATTGAACGGTTTTAGAATCTACTCCTTCATTGGCTCAGGCTCTATTACATTTTAAATATTAAAGGAAAAGATATGGCACATTTTGCCCAACTAGATGAAAATAATTCAGTAATTCAAGTAATCGTAGTAAACAACGATGTTTTATTGGATGCTAACGGTAATGAAAGTGAACAATTGGGTCAAGAATTTTGTACACAGTTATTGGGTGGAAATTGGGTTCAAACCAGTTACAATGCTAATTTTAGAAAAAATTATGCGGGCACGGGCCATACATATGATCTAGAATTAGACGCATTTATACCTCCCAGTCCCTATCCAAGTTGGGTTCTTGACACAGATACCAGCCAATGGACTGCTCCAGTACCGTATCCAACTGACGGTGAAACATATACATGGGACGAAGATACACAATCTTGGATTCTACTCACGCTGTCTTGAAACGTTATTTGATCAAAATTTAAATAAATGACTACTCAAATATCATCGAACAATATTCAGCCCAGTACATTGGATATTATATATATATCTGGCCCTAAAATTACCAGCGTGCAGGTTGCTAATGGTTCTTATATTGCAACAGGCGGAACCACAATAGGCACAACAGGTGGGTTTGCAATCATCAACGGATCTAATTTTTCAAGTAACATCAATGTTGTGATAGGTACAGCACTGGCCAGCACAGTTACATTTGTAAGCTCTGTTAGAATAAATATTCAAGTACCTGCACTAGCTGTGGGAAATTACATTGTTTATGTCACAACCACTGACAATGGAAAAGTTGCAGTAAAACCGAATGGAATAACAATAGTATAACTATGCCTACTCAAATTAGTCAAGACAACATACAACCTGCAACATTAGCCGCGTTGGGCGGCCCTACGTTAACCAACGTACAAATAACAGATGCCAGTTATGCTATTATTGATGATACCGCTGTATTACTATCCGGTGGTTACATAAAACTCACAGGAACTAAGTTTGTTTCAGGATGTCAAGTTATTTTAGGCAGTGCAAACGCAACATCAGTTACATTTGTAAATAGTACTACCCTAAATGTACAGGTTCCTGCACAGGTTGCGGGTACATATGTAGTGTATGTAGTCAATCCCGATGGTGGAGTCGCAATACGAGTTAATGGGTTAACCTATAGTGGAAACCCTACTTGGGTAACAGGTAGTACATTGCCCGATCAACCGGCAAATACTGCCATCTCTATACAACTAGAAACAACCGGAGATTCACCACTAACATATGCGGTTCAAGCCGGTAGTAGTTTACCGAGCGGTGTTTCATTGTCCAGCAGTGGATTAATTACTGGATTAGTTGCAGTGGGTGTTGAAACACTTTATAATTTTACTATAGAAGCAATTGATGTGGAATTACAAGAAAGCCCCAGAGCCTTTACTGTTACTATAACGATCGCTGACCCTTTCTTTAAAAATGTCACTACATTGATTAGTGCAAATTCCCCTGCAACTAGTGTATTTGTCGACGATGCAAGTACAAACAACTTCCCAGTATCTATATTTGGCGATACTAGACCAAATAACTTCGGTCCATATACACCTGGATATTACAGTAATTTCTTTGATGGTACTGGTGATTTTATATCTAATCCGGGAAATGTAGCATTTAACCTAAGCTCCGGGTCGTGGACTGTTGAATGTTGGTTTTATCAAACAAGCTCAAAACAAGTTCAATTAATTTCATCAGGCGCCGCAAGATGGCGACTTGATGTAAACACATCTCAACAAGTGACTTGGTTATTTAATACTGGCAGTAGTCAACTATCAAACAATACTGCTCCTTTGAACCAGTGGAATCATGTTGCCATGTGTTACGACGGAACAACAAATATACTGTACTTAAACGGTGTAGCGCAAACAGCTACTGGCGCACTTGTCCCGGGCTCCGATAATGCAAGTACATTTTACATTGGTAGAAATCCAGATGCAGGCAGTGGATGGGACTTCAACGGATATATTTCTAATGTAAGAATAGTCAAAGGTTCTGCTGTTTATACAGCTAACTTTACACCGCCTACGGTACCACTAACTGCTATTGCAGGTACTACTTTATTAACTTGTCAGAGCAATAGATTTATTGATAACAGTACAAACAATTTTGCACTAACAGTAAATGGAAATTTGGCTATATCAGGGTTTGATCCGTTTGTACCCAATACTAGTTATAGTGGATACGGCAGTACTTACTTTGATGGTACTGGGGACTTTTTAACGGCACAATCAATGACGCTCGGAACTAGTGCCTTTACTATAGAGTTTTGGGCTTATCCTACATCAATACCAACAAACGCTATTATATTTGGTACCACTACAAACGGAGGTATACAATTACAAACAGATAGCGGTGGAAATTTAAATATTGGTACATACGGCGTAGGCAATACTATAGCAACATCGGGAAGTCCGTTTGTTACAAATAGATGGTTACATATTGTGGCTGTAAGAAGTGGAACAGGTGCAAACCAAACAAGTATATTTTTTAACGGTGTTCGTAATGTCAATGGTACAGTCAGCACAAATTATGTAGCAGGACCAGCAACTATAGGCGGTGCAGCTTCACAGATGTTTTTTGGTTATATTAGTAATTTTAGAGTTGTTATAGGTACAGCAGTTTACGATCCGACACAAACTACATTAACTGTACCTACTGAACCACTAACTGCTATCGCAGGTACAAGTTTATTGACTTGCCAAACCAATCAACCAGTCAACAACAATGTGTTCATTGACAACAGCACTAACAATTTCTTGATAACAAGAAATGGTAATACTACACAAGGAACATTCAGTCCCTACGGTGGTGGATGGAGCAACTACTTTGATGGTACTGGCGATTATTTAAGTATTCCGGACAACGCTGCGTTCACATTGGGCACTAATGACTTTACTTTTGAATGCTGGGTGTATCCAACTTCTATTACTTCAGGAAATAATAATATATTGGCACAATGGGGTACCGGTAATGCATGGATCTTTAGATATGTTGCTGCTGGTCGACTACAATTTTCAGGGGCTGCTACCAATGTAACAGGAACTACCACTGCGGTAGTCATCAACCAATGGAATCACGTTGCAATTACACGATCCAGCAGTACTGTTAGATTGTTTGTGAACGGAGTATTAGATGCAACTACCGGCACAATAGGAGCACTAACCGACGGTGCAAGCCAAGTGACTGTTGGAGCATATTCAGACGGAACATCTGAATATGTTACCGGTTATATTAGTAATTTAAGGTTAGTCAAAGGCACCGCACTTTATACCGCTAACTTTACACCAAGCACCGCCCCACTGCAACCCATAGCTGGAACAAGTTTGTTGACCTGTGCTCGCAATCGACTCGTCGATGCCAGCCCCAACAACTTTGCCGTCACCAAGGCGGGTGATGTCAGTGTGCAAAAGTTCAGTCCTTTTACAGAAACCTCATTACCTACACCTTATTATAGCAACTACTTTGATGGTACTGGGGATTATTTAACTGTACCATCAAATGCTGCATTTAATATCACTTCGGGTAGCACAGATTCTTTTAGTTGCGAGCTTTGGGTAAACTTTGCTACTGTTAGTGCCAACCGAACTATCATTGACAACGGCGGATTAGATACTGTCTCTTTTTCAAACTGGGCAATATATTTAAATGCATCTAGTCAAATTGCTATAAATTGGGGAGCTTCTGGTGCACCTGGCAGCTCGGGGATCGGCGTTCTTCCTTCTAGTACCGTTCCTGTTGCAGGTCAGTGGTATCACTTGGCATTGGTCAAAACAAATGCAGACTGGGCTTTGTTCATCAATGGCACTAGGGCAACATCTTTCAACGGATTGAACACTGCTGCAAAAACCAGTGCCAGTGCTTTATATATTGGTTTTGGCATCATTGCTGGGGGCGGAGGCCATGTGGGGTATATTAGTAACGTTAGGATTTATAATGGTGCTACTGGTTCTGCTCCCTACGCTGCTACATCTACTACGATAACAGTACCTACTGAACCACTAACTGCTATCGCAGGTACAAGTTTATTGACTTGCCAATCTAATACTTTCATAGATAACAGTACAAACAATTTTGCAATAACTGCGGTTGGTAACACGATACCATCCCAATTCGCACCATTCAACGTCGCTTACACTACTAGACAACGTTATACACCACAAGTGTTTGGCGGTAGTTCACGCTTTGATGGTACCAATGATTGGATTGGTTCTGCTCAGACCAATACCACATCCGTAATGAATTTTGCTTCCGGTCAAGACTTCACTATGGAGTTATGGGTTTACTCAACTAGCGGTTTGGCAGATTACACAATAGCAAACTACGGCACTTACAAAGAAGCATATAACAGTGAGCGGGTTATTTGGATTACTAACAAAAGCGCAAGTATCTTTATCAGCGGCGGCAGTAATACGAGCTCTGTACAATATACCGCGCTATTTCCGTCGTCGGCTACTTTATCAACTAATAGCTGGAACCACATTGCGCTAGTTCGTTCGAGTAATTTTATTAAAGTGTATGTAAATGGAGTAGGAGGAACAGCGGTCAGCGCACCTGGTGCAGCACAACCATTGAGTAGTCGATATGATTTAGCTGGACCTAACGGATTATGGTTAGGCGTTAATTCAACCAATTGGACTGCTTTTAACCCAGTAGGTGTTACTGGTTACATCAGCGATTTTAGATATGTCAAAGGTACCGCACTCTACACCTCAAATTTCGTACCACAAAACACACCATTAACAGCAGTTAGAAACACTGTATTATTGATCAACGGAACCGGTGCTGGTGTCTATGACAGTTCGGGAATGAACAATTATGAAACTGTGGGTGATGCTAAAATTGACACCACAGTAGTTAAATTCACCGGCACAGAAAGCGTGAAGTTTGACGGTAATGGGGATAGTTTGACTTATATAGGCGGTGCCTCTATAAATTTTGGTACAGGCGACTTTACTATAGAACTTTGGGTAAACATGGCAAACACTAGTACATTTTCTTCGTTTTTACGACCTGACGATGGAGGATCGGTAGTGTCATTTGGTTACGATTGGAGCACCACCCAACTGAAGCTTGACGCAAGAAACGCGGTTATATTAAATGTGACGACCACAGCAGTAGTAGCAAATACTTGGACTCATATAGCAGCTACCAGATCAGGCACATCACTGAGATTATTTGTTAACGGAACACAAGTTGGCTCCACTACTTCTAATTCAACTAATTTTGCATCTGCTACCGGTCTTATATATATAGGTGGCAGTAGCTTTAGTGCTGCTCATAGTGTCAATGGTTATATTAGTGACTTTAGAATCACCCTAGGTATTGCCCGTTACACTGCTAACTTTACACCACCTACAGGTGTTTCCCTGACTCAGTAACAGCGAAATACTATAGAAAAAGGACCTTCGGGTCCTTTTTCATTACTTACTATATTATGTTTGGGCTATGCCCTAATATTATTATTATAAAATTATTTCTTAGCACCAGCATTGACAAAACTATACATTTTTTCCGCTGTCTCAAGAACTTTTTCAAGTCCTGGAAACTCTGGCATACCAACTTTGGTAACGATCTGACCAGTCTTCTCGTCACGAGTAGCAGTCATTTCCCAACCTTGAAATTTGGAATGAAATTCTTCGCTTACTAGTCCCTTTGCCATATCTAGGATATCTGTACGGATTTCGTATCCGTTTTTGTTGAATTTAACTTCTGGCAATTTTGGGGTTTCAAAACTTTGGAGGCCAGGCTGGTGATTATTTGAACGGATACATTAGTGACTTCAGAATTACCAATGGTGTAGCACGTTACACTGCTAACTTCACGGCACCTGCAGGTCCTTTCCAAACTTCTTAACTTTACAGCACTGACAGAGTCTTACCTAGATTATTAAAAGATTAATTTCACGAGCATTATCCGATCAATGAGTAAAAATCAATATCATTGACCCTACTAAGATATACTGTATAATTAATAGCATGAAGCTAGCTATTATAGATATTATCGGCATCCCATACGACGGAACTACGGTATTCAAACAAGGACTAGGAGGCAGCGAAAGTGCTGTTATCCTAATGAGTAGGGAACTCGCACAAATTGGATTTGATGTTACAGTGTTCAATAACTGTAACATTGATCATGCAGTACCTGGCAAGTACGACACAGTAACTTATAGGCCACTTACAGATCTAGCTAACAATCACGAGTTTGATATTGTTATAAGCAGTCGCACAATTATTCCATTCACTGATCCGAAAGATTATCCGAGATTAAACGATAATCGCAGTGTACCATTCATGTCTATGAATCTATACGACAGGATTATCAGTAAAGCTAAAATGCGAGTATTGTGGATGCACGACACATTCTGTCTAGGCGATAACTTGATCGAAGAGCTTGCTGTTGCAGATAGAATTACAGACATCTTTACACTAAGCGATTTCCACCTAACCTATGTTACTAACTGTCATCATGGCCGCAGACGAAACTTCGAAGTACTAAAGCGTAAGATGTTCATCACACGTAACGGTGTACGCATCTATAATCGCGAAGTGGATATCAAAGCCAAAGATAAGAATTTGTTTGTTTATAATGCATCAGTGACCAAAGGAATGATTCCGCTGGTTAAAATGATCTGGCCACATGTCAAGCGACATATACCTGAAGCTAAACTAAAAGTCATAGGCGGCTACTATAGATTTAGCACAAATGCAGAACCTGATCAACAAGAAAAAGATTGGCGCGAGATGGCTGCTGATCCGCAGCTAGCAGCACAAGGTATAGAATTTACAGGTGTTATACCGCAGAAAGAAATTGCCGATATACTAACTACTGCTAACTTCATGCTGTATCCGGCAGCGTTTCCGGAAACCTACGGCATTTCATCAATGGAGAGTTTATGCTACAACACTCCTATCATAACTTGCCGCTTTGGTGCATTAGAAGAAATTGCAGTGGCAGGTGCTTGTTACTTAATTGACTATGCTATTGAACCCAATGGACTGTTTCCGGATATCAGTGTACCAACACAGGTTGAACAGTTTGTCAAGACCACGGTAGAAGCATATCGTAATCCGTATCTACATCAACAGAAACAATACTATTGCAACATTGTTAAAGACATTGCGGGTTGGGACAGTGTAGCACTGCAATGGAAGCAGCATTTTTATAAAAAGACAGGACATTATCTAAGCAGCAGTGACTATCGTGCTGTTAGCAAAATCAACCACAGACTGCACAAGATTTACAATCGCAAGTTTCATAATACAGTTGAATTAGAAGATTACAAGCCGGGAACAGAGCAACCTATTGTGGTTGTTAGCACATTCTACAATTGCAAAAATTATATTGCACGTTGCATCAACAGTATTGCTACACAAGACTACGACAACTATCGATGTATTTTGGTAGACGATGCAAGTACTGATAATACACTGGAAGCATTGTACACTGCACTGTCAGCCTATCCTGCACACATTCGAGCCAAGTTTGAAGTTATTGAAAATCAAAATAACGTAGGCGCAGTAAAAAATCAAATAGATACATTTAGAAGTCTACAAGATCCCAATGCTATTGTAATGATACTCGACGGTGACGACAGTCTAGTTAATGACAACACTGTGTTCAGCTACTATAACAATGTGTATGACGGCACAACAGAATTTACCTACGGTAGTTGCTGGTCAATGGTTGATAATATTCCATTGATTAGTCAGCCTTATCCCGAGCACGTAAAGAACAGCAAAGAATACAGGAATCATCACTTTAATTGGATCTTACCTTACACACACCTACGCACATTTAAACAACAGTTAATTGACGGTCTAGACGATAGCCTATTCCAAGATGACACAGGTGCATGGTATAAGGCAGGCGGTGACGGCAGTATTTTCTATGCACTAATCGAAAATGCTGATCCTAGTAAAGTTAAATGTCTACAAGATATTGTATATAATTACAATGATGTTAATCCACTCAACGATTACAAAGTAAATGCTATTGAACAAAACGTAGCAGCTAAATCTATTATTAAAAAAATGAATCCATCTAAAAAAAAGATTCTCATAGCAATTCCAACAGCTCGTAATATTGAACCGGAAACTTTTAAAAGTATCTATGACTTAATCATCCCCGAGGGCTACGAAGCAACGTTCCAATATTTTTACGGATACAATATTGATCAGGTACGCAACTTGATTGCCGACTGGGTAGTAAAAGGATTTGATTATCTATTCAGTGTAGATAGTGATATTAGCTTCCCTCCTAACACACTGTCAAAGTTGCTATCGCACGATAAGGATGTTGTCAGCGGTTTATACATACAACGTAAACCTGGATTACATATTTTAGAAATATATGAACACAATCAGAATGGCGGAGTAAGCAATATGCCGTATGAAAAGCTAAAGGGTAGACCTTTAGTTGAAATTGCCGGCTGTGGATTTGGTTGTGCTCTAGTCAAAGCAGAAGTTATGTGTGAAATAGGTTATCCACAATTTAAGTATTATAGTGCTATCGATCATAGGAACACTGTTTCAGAAGATGTAGATTTCTGTCGCAAGGCCCGGGACAAAGGATTTAAAATTTGGGCAGATCCCAGTGTGTTATGCAGCCATACTGGCAGCTTTACTTTTAATGTAGATAATGCCATTACTGCTGCCCCAGATGTAACACCGTTTAACATACAGGATCGTTTACGGGAGTTAGGAAGTCAACGACTGATTCCTCGTAACCATGTAGATTATCTTGCCAAACTCAAGAATGAAGGGTTTGAACCAAAGGTTATATACGATATCGGTGCATGTGTTCTGCACTGGACTAACGAAGCACAACGTATTTGGGATCGAGCAAAGTATGTTGTATTTGAAGCAATGGACAGTAGCGAGTTCCTATATAAAGAACGTAATTTGCAATATCATATGGGTGTGCTAAGTGACCAGAGTGGCAAAGAAGTTGACTTCTATCAAAATGATGTACATCCGGGTGGCAACAGTTATTACAAAGAAAACGAAGAAGTAAATCCCGAAACAGTCAACTACTTTAACGAAACACATCGTCGTAGGCTAAAGACAGTGACCCTAGATGCTGTACGCCGCCTTAAAAACTTTCCTCCCCCAGATATGATTAAAATGGATGTACAAGGTGCAGAGTTAGATGTGCTAAAGGGTGCTGTAGAAACATTATCCACAGTGAAACATGTTATTCTAGAACTACAGGTTGTAGAATACAATAAAGGTGCCCCGTTAAAAGATGATGTAATAGCATATATGGACACACAAGGGTTCGACTGTTTGGGTATCTTTAGCAACAACGGACCCGACGGTGATTATCATTTTGTTCGGCGCTAAATACTGCTATGAGAGCACGTCAGTTTATTGTTGAAGGCGCAGAGGAAAATGCCAACGTTGTGGAAATGTTTCAAAAGTTTCTACCTCTAGCTATGGAGATCCTTGAAATAGATCAGTTGCCTAAGATGCAGTTTGCCCCGGATCTAAATACAGGCGAGCAGCCCAGCTTTGGTGCATACGTGCCGAGTGAGAATATGCTGTTAGTTGCCTTAAAGAACCGTCACCCTGTTGACATACTGAGAACAGTGGCACACGAGCTGGTTCATTACAAACAAGATCAGCAAGGTGAGCTAACGGATACTAGTGGTGAAACAGGTAGTCCGCATGAAAATCAAGCACATGAGATAGCAGGAGTTATTATGCGTAACTTCAATAAACGATATCCTAACTATCTAAGAAGCAAGCCACTATAAAAAAAGGACCCGAAGGTCCTTTTTTATTTTCTAGTATATTATTTTATGGGCTATGCCCTAATATTATTATAAATTATTTCTTGGCGCCAGCGTTGACAAATGCGTACATTTTTTCTGCTGTTTCAAGAACTTTGTCTAGTCCTGGAAAAGTCGGCATTGCAACAGTACTGACGATCTGACCAGTCTTCTCGTCACGAGTAGCAGTCATTTCCCAGCCTTGAAATTTAGCATGGAAATCTTCTTGTACTAGGCTTTTTGCCATGCCTAGAATGTCTGTACGGATTTCGTAGCCGTTCTTATTAAATTTAACTTCTGGTAGCTTTGGTGTATTAAAGTCTGTCATATTTTTTTCCTGTATGTGTGTATTAAGCCTTAGTAGTGGCTTTTTCTTTAGTCTGTGGAAATGCCTTGTTGGCAAAAGAATCCACGGAATACTTGGCAAGATCAGCGAAGTTCTTAGACAACATCTTGGCAAATGTAGTCTGAGCATCGATGTATTGGTGTGCCGCTTTGTTCAATGTAGGATCAGTGATGATCTTATCTGTTAAACCACGCTTGGTAGTTTGAAACGCATCGATCTGTGCCTCGAGCGTAAAGTATGGTGCAAATGCTGAAAACATATTTTTCTCCTTGTGTGTATGTTTGTATAAGCAGTATCATTACTGCCTAAGTATTTATTATATAGATCTTGTTACGCTGTGTAAAGCGATCTGACAAAATACGATATTACTTGCCAGCCAGTAATGTCTGTGCTTCTTTGTGCATGCCTGCACGAACCATAGCAGAAGCAGCACGAGCTTGACCAATGCTTAGGCCAATTTCGTATAGAATGTTTAGTAATTTTTTCATAGATAGTTTTCCTTTTGAGAATTAAATTGTCGGACGTAAGTTTCCAACTGTGCGGCATCGGTAATGCCTTTGGTGCTTAGATATGCGTCTAAGCGGCTTTGATAACTAGATCCCGGAAACATCTCACTTAAACGTTCCATTAGTCCTAGCATAAATTCTGATATAATTTTCATATTTTTTCCTCTGTAAGTGTGGGTAGACTCATGGTTTCTACTGACTCTGTATTTATATATTAGTGTTTCTACTGAGTTAAAACAAGATAGTATTTTACCAAAATATCTATTATACTTTATTTGAAACTAAATATTGCAAAGGATACTAACTTGAAAAGAGCCACAAAAAGCCTATTAGAAGAACTAAATTCAATTACGCTTAAGAAAGACGGCGAAGCTATTGTAGAAAGTAGAGCTGCTCATGTCATTAATAGCGCAATTAATCTTTTAGCAATCATTAAGGAAAATTTCCCACCTGAGCAGGCGTATGAGTTAGAGCGGCGCCTCTTAAACAGCATCAAAGCAGGTGATCCTACTAAATTTACTAGGGGTATACGTAAGTTACGTGATAGTAAAGAAACTGCTAAAGGGTTAAAAGTTATCGAGGGTGACCTAAAAGATGACGATTAATCAGTCATTTGAGTAAATTTTTTTCAAAGAGACTAAATAAAAACATAACGAGCTCCATAGGGGAGTTCAAAAACGATTAAGGAGACCATTAAAATGGCAACATTAACAAACAAAAACGAAAAGGTAGTAGCACCTTTTTACAAGAACGGCGTAACACTACAGTTCTTCCAAATTGACTTCGGCGCAGACGTATCTGCAATGTTCGATTCTGACCCAGTTGGATTCCCAAATGCTCCACGCAGCCCAGTTGCTGTTGCTCTAGAAGCAATTGCACAAGTTGCTAGCATCGAAATTATCGGTGCAGGTGATGCAACTGGCGGTGCTGGTAATGGCCTACGTATTGCTGTTGCAGCAATCGGCGGTGCATACGGTGCTGACACATATGACGGTACAAACAGCGAAGCTTTCGCTGTTCACCTAGAAGACCTAGTTATTGCCGCTGGTACACACCAGGGTGTTAACCTTGCAAATGCTACCGTAGTTGCTTACGCACTATAATCTAATTACTTAGATAAGAGAAGGACGTTTTTTAGCGTCCTTTTTCTTTGACATAAATATCTGTAATTAAATAGGTACTTTATGCAAACCATCGAAATTCAAACACTTGTAGACATTACAGACACTAAAGTCGCTAGACCCAATCAAGGATCTGTTCTAGCACACGATCAATATCGAAACTTTACAACACTGAGACAATGTGTTGAGATTAGATCTATTATCAGCTATGACGCTAGTCCAACTGTGGAAACAGTCGACATCAAGGATCTAGGATTTGGATCACAATACAAGGGCAAACACAGGGTATGGACATTCCGATTCTATCCAGATCGTAGTGGGGCTTACATAGAAGGAAACAACGAAGTTGGCGCACTACTCGACGATGTCAACGGAGTCCCCGTTATCCAAAAATTGACAGAAACTATAAATATGGATACGGCCATGTTTGAGTTAAAAAACGCCGCCACTAAAAATACCATCATCAAGGCAATCCAAGGCAATAACTAAGTAGTAAGTTTCAGTTTTAAAAATTAAGGAGAGCCTCAATGGCAACAACAGTAGAGCGACTTGGTATAGTAGAGACCAAGGTCACTAACTTAGATGAAAAATTAGACAATCTTAAAGTCGATGTAAAAGAAATGCACGATTGTCTAGATAAAACTCGTGATGAACTAGGAGTTAAACTTGATACTATGTATCAGGCCAGTTGCCAGCAGCACGAGGAACTGGCTAAAAAAATATCTGCCATGGAAAGATTAAAAGACAGGTGGATGTATACGTTTGCCGGCGGAATGATAGTATTAGGTTGGGCAACAGCACATGCTGACACTATCTTAAAATTTATAAAATAACATGCGTATATTCGAACTTCTAGAGCAGATTCAACCAATTGGCAGTGTGGGCTCAACTGCAGGCACTCCTGGTCAGGTTCCTCAAGTTAGTCAATCATCTGCACCGACCAATACTGATAATAAGGCAACCACAAATCCCGATCAAGAAAAGATGGCCAAGTTGTTGATGCCACAGGGTATTACAAACCCGGAAGATCTAAACAATGCCACATCCGCTCTGCAAGTTGCCATGCAGAATCCTAAACAATTAAGGCCTGATCAGCAAGAGCTGTTAGGTAAACTAGTTAATCCTATGATGAAGAATCAAGGATTTGCAACTGCTCTAAAACAATTATCTGCACAAAAGCCAGGTCAGCCAATGGGACAAAAGCCTGCTACCCTGCCAGGCCAAACAACTCCTGCACAGGGAACAATGTAATATGAAAATTGCACAACTTTTAGACGGTGTTTCAATTGCACTTACAAATGAAGAACAAAAATTTGTAAAGCGTTTCCCTGAAGCCACTATCAACGCACTAGACGAGCGAGATAAATGGATTGCTCAGAACCTTGTACGCAAGGGCATCTATGAACTAAGTAATGACAGCCGATCAATTATAAAGAAATTAGATGAAAATAACTTCAGATGAAATTTATTTAAAGATTCAACAAATCAGCACTGATGTTAAGGAAACACTTAAACGTCAGGGCATTGTTGTTCCTGTAAAGAAACGTGATGGATCTATTCAAATAGGTTCGTACAGCATCAAAAAAGAAGGGTCTGGATTTTACTCCATACTGGATTTTAAAAATGAAGTTATACTTAATCGTATAAACTTACCGCAAACCGCAGCAATACAGGCCAACAGGTTAGCACTGGGCAAGTATATAGATGACAATATAATGCAGGCAGATACAAAATATGGCCATGCACATTTCGATGAAGAATTGCATACTCATTTAGCTGAGCGCAGCCTAGGTAAAAAAGACCTAGACAAAGCCGAAATGATGTACACAAAGTCAATTATTGCAAGACACAAAAAGAATCAGCACATGTTTGAAGTTAAGAAAGTCTTCGAGAAACTAATGCGGTTTAGATAAATAAATTTAACCAATTCTTTCGGAACCACTATGAAGACAACAGATTTTTCAGCTACAATTACTAGTTTTAAACTAAAGGAAAACATGAATAAAATGTTTGGCCTTAACGTTCATCTTGACAAATATGACAGAGAGCAGCTAGAAGATATGCGTAACAAACTACGCACAAGGGTGTTCCAACAAGAAGGACGTGCAGGTATTAACGATCTGCTAACTAACGAAACATACCAAAAAGACAAGGCCATGTTGGACTTGCTCAACACAAGGATTAAAGAAATGCTAGGTGAAGACATCAAAAAACTACGTGACAAAATGACAGAGCTAAGTGAAGCTAAAAAGGGCGTCAAAGCACCTAAGTACAAGATTCACTCACAGGGTACCTCTGCTAAAGACTACGACGGCGATGGCAAGAAAGAAAGCCCTAAGGACGAAGTCTGGGGTAGTCGTGCTAAAGCTGCTGCCAAGTCAGGCAAGCCATTTGAAGAAGGTAAAGGATCTAAGCCAGACTTCCTCGACATGGACAAAGACGGTAATAAAAAAGAACCGATGAAGAAAGCCGTTAAAGACAAAAAAGTCAAAGAAGGTTTCCCAACTGTTGACGATGCTAAGAAAGCAGCCGCTGGTACAGCCAGTATGAAAGCAGGCGAGAAGAAGAAGTCAAGCACAGGTGGCGAGATTACTAAAACTGCTACAGGTCTAAAGCACACAGCAGGCAAGAACTACGGTGGTAAGGATGCTCCTAAAGCACCAGACAGCGATAAGAAAGCTAAGAAGGCTATGAAAGAAAGCCAATTTAACCACAACGTTCACTTTGTAAATGAGAGCCTACAGTTCTTATTGCAAGAAGACGAAGAAGGCAAGGCCAAGGCTATCACAGCCGCAGGCGACATGGTCAATGACTTTACAAGTTGGATGCAACGTGTTGGTCAATATCAGACAAAGACAATGATTGAATTGGCTGATGCTATCAAGGCAGACTTTGGAGCACAAGAAGCAGAAGCATTCAAGGCATCCGTAGGCCCGGCACTGAGCGCAACACTAGAAGTATTGACACAACAGCGTGAAGCAGTAAGCGGCGCAGTTGCAGTGTTGGCAGGCGAAGCTACTCCAGACATGGGCAATATGGGAATGGAGCCAGGCATGGACGCAGGTATGCCAACAGATGATCCAAGCATGGATATTGCGGCACCAGACGATATGAATGCACCTGCACCGGCCGGTGACGAGTTTGGTGCTAGTGATGCAGCAGCAGGCATGGGCACAACAGGTCGAGAAATGCGTGAAAGCCGTTTTGCCCGCAAGTTGGCCGAGTCTCACAGCATTATGTCTAAATTGGCAAAATGAGATTATTTGAAGTAGACTTAGGAAGTGCTAGGGATGTCTTAGCAGTTCTTCAAGGACAGGCAAATAGAGCAGGGCAAAGTTCAACTTTGCCTTTTGCTGTTGTCATAAAACTAATTAGACCATTTGGTTTGGGAATTAGTACTCCAGACGGGTTAATTGCTCTTAAAAATGAAGTAGATCCAGCAGGAGATGTTATTCAAGACATTGATGATCAAGGAAATGTTATCCTTAATACAGGCGAAGCAAATCCAAATCAACCACAAGAACCCACAGGTTCCCCGGCAGTAGATGCAATGGCATCTAGCAACGCCAAACAATTATCGCCAAATATTTGACCTTATAAACTTGCGATGCTATAATTATAGTAATGCAAGTTTATACTCCTCCCCCGTTCATTGAACGATTCCAATACAAAAATTGTCAGCAGATAAATGATCCCGTAACACGGAAACGAGTTTATCAAACACCTGACGGTGAAAAGCTACCCAGCGTAACTACTATCCTCAGTGCCACCAAAGATCAGACGCACTTGATTGAATGGCGTAAACGAGTAGGTGCTGAGAAAGCGCAACAGATCACCACAGAGGCAGCAGGCGTAGGTACAGCCATGCACGCCAATTTAGAACGATTCCTAATTGGTGAACAGCGACAGCCCGGTAATAACCCAGTGCATGTGCAGGCTAATAAAATGGCTGATATCATCATTGAAAACGGACTGAGTAAAATGAACGAAGTATGGGCCATGGAACAGAGCCTGTATTTCCCGGGACTATACAGTGGTACTACTGACCTAGTTGGAGTATTCGAGGATGAGCCAGCAGTATGCGATCATAAGCAGACTAACAAGCCTAAAAAAGCAGAGTGGGTCGAGGACTATTATGTACAGTTAGTTGCCTATATATTAGCACATAATGAAGTCTACGGAACTAACATTCGTAGGGGTGTTATTTTTATGTGCAGCCGCGATTTACAGTATCAGCAGTTTGATCTAAACAAAGACAACTTTAACAAGTACGAAGACATGTGGTTAGGAAAAGTAGAAGAATACTACACTAAAGGCATGCAGGGCTTAAAGCAAATGCTCACTCAGTAAGATAAATATCCCATAACGGGGATATTTTTTATGGCTGTCATCGAGATTGCAAAAATCCAGGTCCGAAGAGGACAAGAAAATCAAACAGGAATACCTGCACTTGCAGGTGGCGAATTTGCTTGGGCTGCTGATACAGAACGTCTGTTCGTCGGCTTAAGAAGAGATGACGGTGGGTCACGTGACGCAAATGTAGAAATTCTAACAGAAAATCATCTGAAGAACTTCTTCCAAGTTAGTTTCACAACATCAACTTATATCTATAGAGAAGGTTCGGCTTCTGCTGTGGCAGGAATTGACGGTATTACTGAGTATGGTGGTGCCGAATGGGATCGAACTATACAAGATAAATTAGATGATATTGTTAGTGTAAGAGATTTTGGAGTTTACGGCAATGGTAATGATTGGGATCTAGATAGGTTACAATTTACTATTGATAGGCTGTTTTTAAATAATGCAAAGTACAATATTGATCCGGCTAAAAAGTTGTATTTTCCAGCCGGTACATATTACATAACAGGAACTGTTTATATTCCTGCTTATACTAATATTATAGGTGATGGTATTGGAAAGACTGTATTTGTTTTGACAACGAATACATCTGCTATGATTAAAACAATGGATAGTCGGTCCGTCAGTGGCCTTAACCCACTTACATTCGACTCAGGTGGTTTTGTAACTACAGGTACTGCAAGATTCATTCAAATGAGTGATCTTACATTACAGTATAATACAGCTACAACTGTTACATCAGCAATGAGTTTGTTAAGTCTTGACTGTGCCGACAACTCGTTAATTAGGAATGTAGAGTTTAAAGGCAATCACACAACGGGAACTGGAGTATTAACTACATCAGGTTACGTAGGATTAAACCTACGAGGTAAGACAGAAAACGGAACACATGCTAATTCTATTATTGACAATTGTTCCTTTGATGGTCTTTATTCTGGAGTTATATCTAATCATGATATTAAAACAATTACGATTCAAAACTCAGAATTTAATACATTGGTAAGAGGCGTAACATTTAATGATCCTAAAGACGGAACAGCCTTAGTTGGACCTACCTTTGTAAAAATTGCCAACAACAGATTTGATGTTATAGAACGAGAAGCTATTTACGTAGGTAGTAATGGTTCTAACACAGGTAGTTATGTAATAAGTCAGAACAACTTTTTTGAAAGAGTTGGCATACGACACGATGACGAATACGGTGACATAGGATCAACCGCCAGCGCGGTTATTAGTTTCTTATCTGATCAAAACTCCAGCATCAATGATCATTTTAGACGAGCACTTGTTCATAAGCAATATATCAACACTCCTTTAACTACATATTATAGACCTCTAGTTGACGGAAGAACTACACTAGACGAAGTATTTGTTACCACTGCAACTATCTATCCTGGCAACACTGCAACTACCTTCTTAAGATTACCTATTACAGGCAACAGTCAACATTTAGGTATTAAGTACAGTGCATTTAGACAAAATGCAGGAGCAAGTACTGCTACTGTTATTATTGGCACAATAAACGGAACCACTGCTACTATAAATGATACTACTTCAGTGTTAGAGTTTTCTACCGTTGAAATTCTTGTAGCTTCTACAGTAACTTCAGTTATTCCACCTAATACAGTAATTGATGCGGTTGATTATGATACAAATACGATCACATTTTCAAATACTGTTACATTGGCGGCAACTGACATTTTAGCTTTTGCTTCACAGTTAGATAGAATGGGTAACCTAGGTGTTTACCTACAAGATAGTGCAAACCCTAATGTATTGGTCACTGACGATTACAACTTTATTAATTCAGACGGTGGCCTAGCGTTCTTTGTCAGCGTAAATAATACAGGAAGCTATTACGAAATTAGTGCAAGTTTAAATACAGACACAAATTTTGGTCCTGTTATAACAGTTCCCGTAGTTCTTGAATTCCAAAATAAATTAATGCTGTAAGGAAAATATGTTTAACCAACCTGTAGATGACAGATTAACAGAGTGGACAAATCATAGAAGGAAATTAGACGAGGTTGAGAATCCCTTACAGGTAGTTTGGGATTTTTGGCACCATGCCCCCTTCATACCATATAATAGATCAATTGATCCTTACTATCAACAAAGCTGGCCCAGTCCTTGGGAAATTATTGTAGAAAACGTCTACGACGATTTTACCAAAGCACTAATGATTAGCTGGACGCTTAAATTGACAAAAAAATTTAAGGATAGTAACATTGAAGTCCGCACTTTAGTAGACAACAACCAAACGAGAGAGTATAATTTAGTTTATATTGATGATAAGTGGGTTGTCAATTATGACGACAACGGACCTGTACCAGTTGATAAAGTCAACGGGTCATTTAAGATAGAAAATCTAGTTGAAGTTACTGCCCCCAGGTAAATACCAGCTTAGAAGAAAAATAAAGGAAGTACCTCATGATTACAGTGGTTAAACGTAATGGGAATCGTGTCCCCTTAGACATAGCAAAGATACAAAGACAGGTAGCATATTCGTGTAGAGGTATAGATGGAGTAAGTCCATCCATGATTGAGATCAAGGCACAGATTGAACTACACGACGGAATGACCACTAAAACCATCGACGAACTACTGTTAAAAGCAATGGTCGACTTGATCGACGAAACAGAAAATCCAGAAATTAATAATGTAAACTATCAACAGGTAGCTGGCAGGCAAAAAGTCAGTATGTTACGTAAAGAAGTATACGGAGAGTATGATCCTCCTAAACTATACAGCATTGTTAAAAAGAATGTAGAGCTAGGTATGTATACTAGTGATCTGCTAGAATGGTATACACAAGAAGAATGGGATATTATTGACCTATTCATTGATCATAGCAAAGATGAAAACTATACCTATGCAGCCGTGGCACAATTGGCTGAAAAGTATCTAGTACAAAATCGTGCTACAGGTATAATCTATGAAACTCCTCAGGTTCGTTATGCTATTGCCGCCGCAACAGCTTTTCACAATGAATCTAAGGATAAAAGACTAAAATTAGTAAAGGAATATTATGAGTGTGCAAGTGATGGCCACTTTACTTTAGCTACCCCTGTCCTTGCTGGCCTTGGCACCACAACTAAACAATTCAGTAGTTGCGTACTTATTAGTAGTGATGATACTCTTGATTCGATCTTTGCCGCAGGCGAAATGATGGCCAAATATGCTTCAAAACGAGCCGGAATTGGTCTCGAAATTGGCAGAATCCGCCCCTTAGGGGCCCCTATTCGCAACGGTGAGATCAAGCATACGGGTATGATACCATTCTTAAAGAAATGGTTTGCAGACCTTCGCAGTTGCAGTCAAGGCGGTATTCGTAATGCTAGCTGTACAGTAACTTTTCCCATCTGGCATTATCAGTTTGAGGACCTTATTGTTCTAAAGAACAACCAAGGTACCGAGGAAGTGCGGGTACGCCAAATGGACTATAGTGTTGTTGTTAATGCTATGTTCTGGAATCGGTATAAGCGTGGCGAAACAATGAGTTTGTTTGATCCAGCAGAAGTTCCGGATCTATACGAAGCCTACTACAGAGACTCAGCAGAATTTGAAAAGTTGTATCTACAATATGAACAAGATAAGACAAAGAAAAAGAAAGTTGTATCAGCGGATGAGATATTCAAAAATGGAATCCTTAAAGAGCGAACTGATACGGGGCGTATATATCTTGTCAATATCGACAACGTTATTAACCAGGGTCCATTTGATACAACCTTGGATCCAATATATCAATCAAACTTATGCCAGGAGATACTTTTACCCACCCGCCCTTTCCAGAGAATTGAAGATCCAGAGGGACGAATTGCTCTTTGCACTCTTGGCAGCATCAACTGGGGAGCGTTCCGTAACCCACAAGAGATGAGAAAAGCCTGTCGTGTGCTGGTCCGAAGTTTAAGTAATTTACTACAATATCAAGATTTTTTAAGTGTACAAAGTAAACTCGCTAATCAAGACTTCGAACCACTTGGAGTTGGCATTACTAATCTTGCTTACTGGCATGCACGTAAAAGTTTCAAATACGGGACCGATGAAGCATTAGCTGAAGTTAAGCGTTGGACGGAACACCAAGCATACTACCTAACCGAAATGAGTGTCGAGCTTGCCCAAGAACGTGGCCCATGCGGACGTAGTCAGTACACTTACTATGGTAAGGGAGTGTTTCCCTGGGAGCGTCGTAAACCTGGAGTTAACGAATTAACTGACTTTACTCCTAGTATGGATTGGGAACCATTACGTGAAAGAATGATCAAGTACGGTATTCGTAATGCTACCTTAATGGCCGTGGCACCAGTAGAGTCCAGTTCAGTTGTGTTAAACTCTACCAACGGAATTGAAATGCCGATGGAATTGATTTCTGTAAAGGAATCGAAAGCTGGATCGTTTGTACAAGTCGTGCCAGAGTACAAACGTCTAAAGAATCGTTATCAGTTGATGTGGGATCAGAAGGACTGTGTTGACTATTTGAAGACCAGTGCTGTGCTTGCTGCCTACATTGATCAAAGCCTGAGCACTAATACATTCTACAACCCGGCACATTTTGCTGGAGGAAAAGTGCCGGGTACATTAATTGCTAAAAATTTAATGTTAGCCTACAAATGGGGCATTAAGACAATCTATTACAGTTTAATTAATAAAATGGGTGCAAAGGCAGATGTAACAAACACTAACATATCTATCCCCATTGCAATCAATGCCGCAGATAATGTAGTATTGTACGATGATGATTGCGAAGCCTGTAAATTATAAAGAGAACCACACATGAGCAAAGAACAATACAATCTATCAAAACAAACAAACTATCTAAAACGTACAATGTTTCTGGATCCAGCTGGTCCAGTTACTGTGCAACGCTTTGAAGAAGTCAAGTACCCTAAGATTACCAAGTACGAAGAACTTGCTCGTGGATTCTTTTGGGTCCCAGAAGAGATCAGTCTTACTAAAGACAAGATGGATCACAAGGATGCAAGTGATGCAGTTAAGCATATTTTTACTAGTAACTTACTGCGTCAGACAGCATTAGATAGTATTCAAGGTCGCGCACCTAATCAAGTATTTCAACCTGTTATCAGTATTCCTGAACTAGAAGCATTAGTAAGCAATTGGAGTTTCTTTGAAACAAATATTCACTCAAAATCTTACAGTCACATTATTCGTAATGTCTATGGCGTACCTAAAGAAGAATTTAACAAGATTCACGACACGGCTGAAATTGTTGGCATGGCTGCTAACATTGGTCGCTACTATGAGGATCTTCATCAGCTCAACTGTCGTAAAGAGTTGGGCGAGGAAATTGAACTCCATACTCATAAGCGAGCCATATGGTTGGCCTTACACGCATCATATGCATTGGAGGCTCTACGCTTCATGGTAAGTTTTGCCACAAGTCTAGCAATGGTAGAGAATAAGATCTATATTGGCAACGGTAACATCATCAGTTTGATTCTACAAGATGAGTTGTTACATACAGAATGGACTGCCTGGCTGATCAACAACGTGACTAAAGATGATACAGACTTTGTAAAACTTGAAGAAGAATGTGCAGAAGAAGTCTATACCCTCTATATGGATGTCATCCGAGAAGAAAAAGAGTGGGCAGATTATTTGTTCAAGCTAGGACCAGTTATTGGCCTTAATGCTACTATCCTGTCTGACTTTGTTGACTACACTGCGTTTGTGCGTTTAAAGGAAATTGGTATTAAGTATCAAGGAGAGCATCCTAAGTTTAGTCCTATCCCTTGGTTCAACAAACACGTTAATATCAATAAGAAACAGACCGCCTTGCAAGAAAACGAAAGTACTAACTATGTCATCGGTGTTATGAGTGATGCAGTTAGTTACGACGAATTACCGGATTTATAAAACTATGGCATACTCAAATAAAGTAATTGACCATTACGAAAACCCTCGTAATGTAGGTAAGTTTGAAATAGACGACACTGTAGGTACAGGCATGGTCGGTGCACCTGCTTGCGGTGACGTAATGAAATTACAGATAAAGGTAGATGAAAATGGTATTATTAGAGATGCTCGTTTCAAGACATATGGATGTGGTTCAGCAATCGCCAGCTCCAGTCTTGTCACTGAGATGGTTAAAGGAATGCATGTGGATGATGCTAGTAACATTCGTAATAGCCAGATTGCTGAAGAATTAGCACTACCGCCCGTTAAGATACATTGCAGTATATTGGCTGAAGATGCTATTAAAGCTGCTGTTGAAGATTATCGTAAAAAACATTAAATGATAACATTAATGGAACAAGCTGCCGCTAAAGTTAAGAAACATCTAGAACGAAGAGGCAAAGGGCTAGGGATACGTATCGGTGTAAAAACCACAGGGTGTTCTGGCTTGGCTTATACGTTAGAATTTGTAGATCATGTTCCAGTAACTCGCGATCAATTTGTCTACGAAAGCAACGGTGTTAAAGTTTGGGTAGATGGAAAATCTTATCCGTATGTTAATGGATTGGAAGTACACTGGGTACGCAACGGACTTAATGAAGGATTTGAATTTAAGAATCCTAACGAACGTGACCGATGTGGATGCGGTGAAAGTTTTAGAGTATGAATTATCAGTTTAAAGGAAATATAAAATGAAAGCGATTGTGTGGTCTAAGTACCATTGCCCCTACTGCGATCAAGCAAAGGCATTACTAAAACAGAAAGGCATTGCCTTTGAAGAAAAGAAAATAGGTGATGGTTATACCAAAGAAGAATTATTAGAAGCTGTACCAACAGCTAGAGCAGTTCCCCAAATCTTTTTAGATGGGGAGCTAGTTGGCGGCTTCACCGAACTAAAGGCAAAACTAAATGGCTAATAGTGATGATGAACTATCCATCTCTTTAGATGATCCACTCGACAATACCATGTCAATAGACATTAGCAATACGATGAACTACTCTTTTTCATCAACTGGTGCAACAGGAGCTTCGGGATCTTATTATGTATCTACTGGAGCAGGGGGTAACGGAACATGGGCAACTAACCCTTATGTTTTTACAACTGCTAATTCCAGCGTAGCAAGCATGTCACACGCAGGGCTACACGTTACTAGCGATGCTAAGTTTGATGGCGACATTAAATGGAAGGGCCGAAGCCTTGGAGAACTGTTAACTACTATTGAAAAGAGACTGGCTATCCTAACTCCGGATCCGGCCAAGTTAGAGCACTTTGAGGCACTCCAGAAAGCATACCAGCATTATAAAACTCTAGAAGCACTGTGCGAGATACCTGAGAAGAAAGATGACGGATCCTAAAGATCAAAAGATAGCTGCACTTGAGCAGCAACTTGCTAGGCTAACTCAGCAGGTTAAAGAATTAAATCAGCGTGTCTCTTTTATAGAAAGAGAAAACGCCCGACGTAAACAAGACATAAACATTTTAGCACAACGAAAAGGATAAAACATGTTATTAGAAAAACAAATCGCTACAGGAGATGTAGTAAGTCTTAAATTATTAAACGGTGACGAAATTATCGCACGTTTTGAAGGCGAAACAGCCACTGAGATTAAATTAGACAGACCAAAAGCATTGACTATGAATGCACAAGGATTAGGAATGATTCCTTGGTTGTTCTTGGGTGCAAAAAATATAATCACATTACAAAAAGCACACGTATTTTGTATGGTACCTAGTCAAAAGGAAGCCGCAGATCAATATATGCAAGGTACTACTGGTATAGCAATGGCTTAAATACTAGTTTAAGAGATCAATATGGCGATATATTCTATTACCCCGGACATTATAGAAGTCGATGAAGGCGGCAGTGTTGTTTTTACGGTTGATGTAACTGACGGTTCTACTAGTACATACGGTGTTACTATTAAATCAGGAACCAGTACATTTGCTAATGCAACAGACTTTTCTGATGTTTTTGGGCTTTGGGGAGACATTACATTACCGGATAGTTTATTATCCGGTGTAGTTACCTTTACCAAAACAATGTCGACAAACACTACTACACCACCTGAAGGTCCAGAATTTTTCATCGTCCAATTAAGAGAAAATAACACTTCGGGCGCAGTATTAGCCGTAACTCAAAACATTGTCATTGTAGATACCCCTATTAGCATTGATCCAGATAACGGTATGATAGGTGCTGTATCCAATGATAATAGTAAGCCTGCATTTTATTTTAACGGTAACTGGTATAAGATAACCGGTACCGCTATTCCATTGTAAACTAAACTTATGCCTTATATTCCTGGTGGTGGTAGAATTAGCGATGTATATCGCAGCGGAAATGTGTATGTAAACAATGTTCCTGTCGCCTTGTGGCTTGCACCCGGGGGCAGTTCTGCCTTTGCAGGTGTAAGTGCATCTAGTGCAATAACAATTCCGCCTGATGTAGAAGTTGCTATTGCAACTCAGACAAACGATCTTGTTGCGGCGCAGATAGCAAACCCTTCCGGACAAAATCAATATTATACTCCAGAGGCAGCAGTTGACGGAGTAAAAGGAAATTACGCACCTATTGAAGACCAAACATTCAATACAGGTACAGTTAGCACATCGACTTCAGCATCCGATATCGTTCCGTTCTTGCAACGCACTATGGAAGAAGCAGGTCGAGGTATGTGGAGAGAAACTGGTCAGGCCGGAGGCGTTAGTAATAAAAATATTACAGGTATATGGTCCAATCTAGGATACCCTAATTCAGGACCGTGGGTCAGTGATCAAACTGCATGGTGCATGGGTTTCATAAACTTTGGATTAAAGTGTTCAGGATACAAATATGTCCAGACTGCAAGTGCAGCCGCAATAACAACCACACCCGAACGTTGGGGTGCAGTGCAGGTACCTAAAGATCAAGCACAGCCAGGTGATATTGCATTTTGGAGTTATAGGCACGTAAACTTTGTCTACACGGCTAACAATGGAAAGTTTACTTTTGTTGGCGGGAATCAAAGTCCAAAAGCAAGTAATAATCCAAATGATGGCGATGTTACAATTTCATACCCGGGTGGTACAGCGGCAAGTAATCCAAGTTGGGTAAGTTGCTGGAGAATTACCAAATAATCGGTTGACAAACTGGTAAAATCACAGTATAATATAAACAAGTAGGAAGCAGTATGCAGGGAAAAGTTAAATGGTTTAATAATTCAAAAGGTTTTGGATTTATCGTTCCAGATGGTACAACTGATGATGTGTTTGCACACTTTAGTCAAATCCAAATGGAAGGATATAAGACACTGGCAGTTGGACAAGAAGTAGAATTTGATCTAACTGAAGGTGACAAAGGTAAGCAAGCTCAAAATATTCGATCAACTAAGAAAGTTTAAAATGTACACATACGAAGTTTGGATCCGACTTAACGCATATCAAACCGCACACGTTCGCGTAAATGCTAACGATGACCTGCAGGCCAAGATGCTTGCAGAAGCACAGTACGGTTCAGGTAACGTGTTAAACTGGACCCGAATTGGCTGATGAACGTTCAAATCTTGCCAAAGGAAGAACCAGTTATGATTCTACATCTACTGGTTCGTTAATTCCGTTCTTCAATAGAAACGTCAGTGAATATCCCACAGAAGCAGGCGGTATCAAATTTGACCTAGTTCCCGTAACTAAGCAAAAAGATATCATGATCAACCATGCTAGGATATATGCCCAGCAAGAATATGATCGGATTATGCAGTTAGTATCTGTACTTGAAACACAAGCCCAGCAGATCAAACGACGGTTAGAAATAACTGACGCAGTACATGCCGCTGAATATCAATTCAGCCCTGTGCTAGGACAATCATACTGGTTAACTTGGGACAAGAGGAAATCAAAAACATTGTTAGTGTTTCAGGGACCGGATGGATGGTCAAGTAGTGCTCCTGAAGATTATGAATATATTGCTCACGTAAAATATATGGGTGATCATACTTGGATGGAACTTGACAGTCAAGGCAATCCTGTTGTATAATAAATAATAGACTTTCGCAGGGGCAAGTTTGCGTAGCAGATATGCAGTAGGTGAGATTCCTGCAGGCTTAGCAGAGGCCAAACACACCCTGGGAAGTCTGTTAAAAGTTAAGACTGTATGAAGTAGACAGAAAAGGATTCAAGACGCGGGGGCAGTGCCCGCCAGGTCCACCATAAAACATATTTCCGACAGTAGGCGGAGGTGACAATGTCCATTCGGGTGAGTATGTTTTATAATGGGCCTGACACAGGATCGATTGGGTCAAGAGTATTGAAATGGACAGTCCGGCAATGTAGAAGCCGTTAGGATTGGGGTGACCCGGTCGCAGAAGCAAAAAACCTAAATGCAAACGATGCATACTTTGGAGAAGACCGCCTAGCAGCGTGATCTCCACGAGGTAGTTATACCTTGTCACCCAAAATAGCAGAACCCGCTTCGGCGGGTTTCTTTTTGGCAAAAATTTCTTAAAATTGTAATCATATTGTAATCGTTTTGTGTTTAAATATTAATATCACAAACACAAGGAGACTTACAGTGAAAAAATTATTTGCTATTCTATTTGCAGCCGTAGCAGTGTCAGCACAAGCCGCAGACATTACAGGTGCCGGAGCTACCTTCCCATTCCCAATCTATGCCAAGTGGGCTGAAGGCTACAAAAAAGCCACAGGTACAGGCATGAACTATCAAAGCATCGGAAGTTCGGGTGGCATTCGTCAAATCAATGCAAAGACCGTTGACTTTGGTGCAACAGATGCTCCGGTAAGCGGTGAGAACTTGGACAAGAACGGACAGGTTCAATTTCCTGCTATCATTGGCGGCACAGTTCCTGTGGTAAACTTAGACGGATTCAAACCCGGAGAACTACGCATCACTGGTCCAGTTATGGCTGAAGTGTTTATGGGCAACATCACCAAGTGGAATGACCCTAAACTGGCTGCATTAAATCCAGGCAAGAACCTACCTAACGAGAACATCACCATTGTTCATCGTGCTGATGGTTCAGGTACAACATTCAACTGGACCGATTACTTGGCCACAGTAAGCCCTGAGTGGCTACAACGTGTGGGTCGTGGCGCCGCAGTCAAGTGGCCAGCAGCCACTTCAGTAGGTGGCAAGGGCAATGAAGGTGTTGCTGCCAATGTGAACAGAATCAAAGGTTCAATTGGTTATGTAGAGTATGCTTATGTTAAGAAAAACAACATGACATTCCTGCAACTACAAAACAAGAGTGGCAAGTATGTAAGCCCGGACGACTTGACATTTGCTGCCGCAGCAGATGGTGCTGATTGGTTCAGTGTTCCAGGTATGGGACTTAGCATCGTGGATCAAAAGAATCCCAATGCATGGCCAGTGAGTTCAGCAAGTTTTATCATCATGTACAAAACTCCTGCTAACAAAGCTACTAGTGACGAAGTATTAAAGTTCTTTGATTGGGCATTCAAGAATGGTAAGAAAGATGCTGCCGACCTAGACTATGTGGCATTGCCTGACAGCTTGACAAAGCAGATCCGTGAACGTGTTTGGACACAGATCAAATAAGATACTCGCCGGCTGACGGCGTATAATGTGATAAGTAGTCAGCACTGGCACCTTCGGGTGCTTTTCTTTTGGTAAAATTTTCGGTTGCAATAAAACCAGTTTTGTTGTATAGTAGTGCATAGACATACACATTAGGAGGTTCTATGAATAATGCTGAACATACACTTACACAATTGAAACTTTGGTGCATTGCCCAATCTAAAGATGAACAGATTTGGTTTAATAAAGATACTACATATCAATGGAACAGAGGCAAGGATACCGCAACTGGATTGATTAACGGTGTAGTACGAAAGTTAGCAGGTATTGACCCAGCTGGCAAACAAATTTGGGTAGTAGCCGGTTCGCTTAAAATTAATCCCAATGGTACTGTAGCACGATTTACAGGTATCCCTAGCAAGGTTCAAAAGACATTTGAGTCACATGCATCAAATACTGCCAATCCTATCAACTTCCCTCAAACTGAGCTTGCATAATGTCAATGCATCTGCATCACCCTAGCCTTAGTCTTAACGGCAAGAAGAAGGGCAAAGTCAAATTCCGTAATGCTGAAGAAGCACGTAAGGCACGTGAGCTCGATGAGCAATGGAACACCCTCCAAAAGAAATGGGGAGTAGAGGCAGAGGACAAAAAGCGTAAACGAGCAATGAGTGCAGAGACATTGTCATATTCATTACCGACACCTGTTGGTAGGACAAATACTCATCACATCAAAAGTTTAAATTCCGGAGCAGGCGTTGCCGCACTGGCACCAGCTAAGGTCTATACAGGCACTAAAATTAAAGGTATCGGTACTATGCATAAGAGCAATGCTGTGCCTATTTTTAGCGATGAGGAAGCTGTGGCCATTGCCAACATGCGTCGATAAATATCATCTATGCCTGTAACATTAAATGAAAAACTAATAGCCTATCTTGCACTGTTTAGCGGTCTCGCTATCAGCCTAGTCGCCGAATTCTACAGTATCATCGGCTTTACTGCAATCTTTGCCGCCGCCCAAATTCCCGTAATCATTATGGGCATTGTATTGGGCATTGGTAAGATTGCTGCTACTCTTTGGCTCAAACAAAATTGGAAAATTGCACACTGGTTAGTTAGAACATACCTGCTGACTGCCATTGCTGTTCTCATGGGCGTTACTTCGATGGGAATTTTTGGATTCCTCAGCCAGGCTCACAGTGACCAAAGTTTAGTGTCGGGTGACGTGCAGAGTAAGATTGCAGTCTACGATGAAAAGATAAAAACCGCAAAGGAAAATATAGATGCAAACCGTAAGGCGCTTAAACAGATGGATGAGGCTGTGGACCAAGTCATGGCAAGAAGCAGTTCGGAAACGGGTGCCGACAAGGCAGTTGCTATACGCCGCGCACAACAAAAAGAGCGTGCCCGCCTTCAATCTGAGATCCAAGCCGAACAGAAAACTATTACCTCTATTAGCGAAGAACGTGCGCCAATTGCAGCCGAAGTACGCAAGGTTGAAGCAGAAGTTGGTCCGATAAAATATATTGCACAGTTTGTCTACGGTGAAACAGATCCTACAATTTTGGAAAAAGCAGTTACATGGGTAATTATTGTTCTTATTGTGGTATTTGATCCGTTGGCAGTTATCTTATTGTTAGCTAGTCAGATCAGTTTCCAGAATTTCCGTGACCGTAAAAAGGAATTAGTGGAGGGTAACAGCCCCGGAGGGACCACCGAGGTCGTAGACCCAGAGCCGCCTACTGTTACAGAACAACAAGAGACTACGGAGGGTGACAGCCCAACAGGTCCGATTGATGACGTAGTCTCCACGGCAACCACTGTCACATCTATTTTAGCACACCATCCTTATCTGTTAGAGCCGTTTGTACATTTCAAAGATCTAGCACCTATGGTGTATAAGCCCGAACTAGAAAGAATGAATGATCGCTCAGCAGTTGCGCCCGAAACAGAATTACAGGTTCTAGAAGAACCGCTATTTGTTCAAAACGAAGAACAGTCAAATAGTGGCCTATGGACTAAAACAGCTAAAGCTATTAGTCAGGAAGAATATACAGAAATTAGCAGACAGGAAGCAACACTTAACGAGTGGTTGACAAAACTTAGAAACAAAGAAATTACAATGGCAGATATTCCAGAACATCTTTTATTAGATATCAGAGCGAGAAGATAATGAACGGAAAAATTACACTCATCACCCCTCCCGACATTTTTGAAAATGATTCGTATAGTGTACTGTTTATGCATCTAAGCGATTCCGATCAACAATTAGTTAGTAAATGGTTAGCTGAATCAGACATCGAAGAACATATTAATGTATACTTCTACGATCACGAAATAGATTTACCTTGGCTCTTTCATGCGTTGGCTAGATGCGATTACAAATACATCGATCTCAACGAAGTTAATGATGTCACTCGATCACTCAGTGGATACATTGTAGGGAAAAAGAATACATTCTATAAAGTTGATGATGAAAGCCTGTCCGCAGTTTATCACTACATAAACCAAGATCGGATAACTAATATTGAAACATTTTTAGAAAAGGCATTCAATGAACAAAACAGAAAGTGATCACTCTTGTGACTTCTGCGGAAAGAGCAAAGAAGATGTCGAGAAACTGATCGTAGGTGAACATGCGGCTATTTGTAACGAGTGCGTAGACCTTTGTGTCGATATACTAAAAGACAAAAAAGAAAAAGTTGCTGAACCTTCTAAACTTCTAAATCCTGTTGCTATCAAAGACTATCTTGACGAGTACGTTATAGGACAGGATGATGCTAAAATTAGCCTTAGTGTTGCAGTTAGTCAGCATTACAAACGCATCAATAATCCTAGTAAAGATATTGAGCTCGAGAAAACCAACGTGTTATTGTTAGGACCCACGGGCTGCGGTAAGACCATGATGGCACGTAAAATTGCACAATATTTAGAATTACCTTTTGCCATATGTGATGCCACAGGTATTACAGAAGCAGGTTATGTCGGTGATGATGTTGAGAGCATTTTAACAAGATTAATCAACGAAGCAGATGGTGATCTTGATAAAGCGGCTCGTGGCATTGTCTACATTGACGAAATTGATAAAATTTCCAAGAAGGGCGAAAATGTTAGTATTAGCCGAGATGTTAGTGGAGAAGGTGTACAACAGGCCTTGTTGAAAATGATCGAGGGATCGATTATGCGAGTGCCATCGACTGGTAAACGAAAACATCCCGGAAGTGATATGCAGGAAATTGACACTAGGGGTATATTGTTTATATGCGGTGGAGCATTTGTAGGCTTGGACAAAATCATTAAACAGCGTAAGGGTGCAAAGTCAGTCGGATTCCATGCAAATGTAGACAACATCGACGAAGACGCAAGTGTTCTACAAGACATCAGTACAAAAGATCTTATCAAATACGGTCTTATTCCCGAGTTTGTAGGACGATTTGGGCTTATTACTAATGTAGACGAATTGTCAGAGGATCAACTAGTCAATATCCTTACTGAAACTAAAAATAGCCCAGTTAAACAATATCAGTATATGTTTGAGTTAGATGGTATTAAATTAGAATTTGAAATTCAAGCTCTAAAAGAAATTGCCCGTAAAGCCAAAGATCTCAAAACTAATGCTAGGGGACTTAAAAACATCATCGAAAAAACATTGCTGCCATATCAATTTGATGCAGTTGACTTAGTTGCTCGAGGTTTAACAGCTATTCGCATAAGTAAAGATACGATTGATGGCAAACCTGCCATAATGATTTTTGATAAAAAGAAAAATGAGCAAACAAAATAAAGCAGTCGGTAATAAAGTTATCGTTGGCGACTTGCCATTAAATGTGGCATTAAGAAAATTCAAACAAAAGGTAGAAGATAGTGGAGTACTAGAAACACTCCGATCTAAAATGTTTTACGAAAAACCAACTACCGAAAGAAAGCGAAAAAAAGGCGCAGCTAAATCTCGTTGGCAAAAGAAACTACGCGATAACGAACTACCTAAAAAAATGTATTGACAAAGATCATTAAGTGTGTTATACTTACAGTATGGCAAAACACTTAATGATTGATATGGAGACTATGGCTGTCTCCCCAAACGCAGTTGTCCTTAGTTTAGGCGCTGTACACTTTAATCCCTGGGGCAACGGATATGGAGAGAAGATTTATTTCCGTGTTGACCTCGACGACCAAGATAAATTGGGTAGAGAAATTGACCCAAACACACTAGATTGGTGGAGTAAACAAGATCCGGTTATTATGGAAGAAGCCTTTAGTCCAGACAATCGAATTCCACTTGCGGATGCAATGGACCAGTTTCACAAGTTTGCTTGGGGATGTGATGCATTTTGGTCACACGGTGCTACCTTTGACTTAGTAATTATCGAAAACATCTATCGCCAACTTGGTAAGCCGTTGCCGTGGAATTATTGGCAGTTACGCGACACTCGCACTCTGTTTGATCTAGGATTTGATCCGGACATGCCCAAAGGTGGGAAACACGATGCTCTGCAAGATGCTATCCGACAAGCAGTAGGTGTCCAAAATATCTACAGTAAAATGAAGATCCGTCCTAGATAATTTGGATAAACCAGTTCTTGACAGGACTGGTTTTTTCTTGTATAATAAAGACTTACACACAAAAGGATTTGATATGGCTTTTAATCAACATGCTGACCCTAAAGATAATTTTGGGCAAGACTTAATTCAAATTTTTGGACCACGCACTGCTCGAAAACATATTTCTAAACTCACTCCTGCTGAGAAAGAGGCTATTTTAGATAAAGTACCGGAATATGTAGAAACAGACGACCTTGGCCCACGTCCTAGCTTTTATCAGGTTGCAAACAAGATTCTGTTAATACTAAAGAATACCAAGGCACTAAATGGTATTGACCTTAACTGGTGTATGTCCTTGTCAAATGGGGGAATTTTCCGCGACCCTTCTCATTATATTCACACTGCCAAGGCATATAAAAACAATTCTGTTCAGCGCGGCATTCAGTTACGCCATCTATTGCAGGACATCCTCTTTGAATTTGAGCCTAGTCATGTATTAATGGGACTGGCTCGGCAGCTCAGTGACGGTACTTACAATCTTAATAATGGTCAACATCGAACACTTGCATGTATTATTATTGGGGTACGTGAAGTTCCGGTAGAATGGAAAGTTAGTGATTTTGAAAGTGTAGACGTTGACCTGTATGCAACAGACAATCTGCATACATTGTCTGCTAGCCCTTTTGACGAGTTTCGAATTAAGGTTCGACGAAATCAAGTACGTAAGGCAGAAGGTCGAACTGATTTAATTGCCGAAGATATCAAATGTGAACATGTGTTTGACATTCATGCTCGATACGGAAGTCGATTTGTAGAAAAAGGTAAAGGCACGGATAATGTGTTACCAAAAGAATGTACAGGCGTGGGTAACATGCTAAAATACTACGATGTTTACGGAGCCGACATCTACGAACGTGCGGTGGGAATAGTATGTTCTATATTTGCCAAAGCACCGTTCTCTACTGCAAATGCGTGGGGAATTATGGAATACTTGCGTGAACAAGAAAACAACGGACCCATCTCTGATTCAATGGAGTTGGATTGGAACATTCAGGAAGCAATTACTTACAAGTACACAGATCCAGTTCGTAGTGGCATGCACTTAGATATTAAAAAAGTATTTCGTGAGTTTTTGGAAAATAATGCTAAAGCCGGTAAGTTTCTAGACTGCTCCGAGCCAAGATATCTTGCGGCCGGTATTGGTAAATTGTGCAAAATTGTACATCCTACAATTAATTGGGCACCAATTAATTACAATGGACAAGATGTTGAAGTTGCACTTGCAGGATTTAAAGCAATTCCTAAGAAGCCATGAACCACATTGATATCAACAAGGCTATAACTAATAGGTCCCTCTTTACTGGGCGTGAAGAAGGTACCTATTTTACAGGCGAGCTTTATGACTATGTATGTGATAACCATGACGACCCGTTTATTCTTTTTAAACTAGCAGTCTACGGTTATTACGCAAAAGAATATAAATGGACTAGAGAGCAAGCAGATCAATTTATTGAAGATCATAAAGAGAATTCAATAAAATGGACTGACGGAGTAAATGAATATTATTACGATTGGGGCAAGGGCAAAAATTTGATTACCTCAGATTATCTGCATGTTCCTAATCTAGACCATATTGTTCCAAAAAGTCTCGGCGGCAAGGATGTTCCAGGAAATCTACGTATCCGATGCAGGCGTCTGAATGAAAATAGAGGAAATACTAATTCGGATAAAGAACGCAGAGCCACTATCATTGATCTTTATCAAGATATGTCGTCAGATGAGCAACAAAAGTTAATCATCTACCTAGAAAGTTTGGGTAAATTAAACATTGACAACTTGAACAATAAATAATACACTAAACACAAGGAGATAATCATGGCACGTAGATCAGATAGGGCAACAAGTCCAATTAAAGTTGCAGTTCGCCGCCAACTTAGAAAGAAAAAATGATGGCTAAATTTAGAGCACATCATCCTCGATCAGTACGTGCTACTGCACGTCGAATTGTCAAAAAAAGGAAATAACTTATGCCAAGCCCACGCAAAGTCAGTCAAATCTTAAAAGGCAAAAAGCCCCCAAAGCCAAAGACTGTAAACGAAATGGCTCGTCGAGCCGCAAAAAAGCGTTAATAAATTTTATGCTGTGAGAAACGGCATTTTACAAGGAGAAATTGTATGAAAGAACATAATGTATTAATTCGTCACTACCGAGACGGCTCAATCGGTATTCACGCCCGCAAAAACGTGGGCGAAAACAAAGTAGAAATTCACGAGTCTTGGGCACAAGCATCTCTAGATGTTATGAGCAAGACTTACCAAAAGATTCGAGCAGGAGAATTGGTAAGAGTTGAAACAGTTATCCAAAATCTAAGCAAATCTGATGCACAGGCCGCTAAACGATTTCTAATCATGTATTTCCAAAATCAGGGTATTTCTGTAGTTAATCCAGAATCTTAATTTGGATAAATTTGGCAACGCCTGGGTCTGACATTCCTGCCGCTGACCAAGATAATCTAGGACGTTAATATGTTTGACTGGTTTAAAAATTTTAAAAACTCTAGAGACGAGAACCAAAATCACGGGTATACAAATATGGAAAATAAAATTAATCCAATCCCTCCTATTCCTAATATTCCAAAAAATCAATTTCGTGATCACTATAGAGTAGGTTACGACAATGAAACAGGATCAACTACTTTAACTCTACATACTGATGTAACCAGTATGACTTTAAGTCTAGGACCCCCTGATGTTCTTAGGCTCATTCGGATGCTAGGTGCAACACTAGACGATGAAGATATTATCGGACATATGCATGACGGAGATCTCGATGAGGATGACGAATGATAGCGATTACCTTTGCCATACAGAATCCTCGATTTAAAGGTTGGAAGAGTTTTAAGAACATCCGACATTGGCATGGTGCTACTCCTTTTAAAAATAAGCATTGGGAGTTCGAGCTGCTTAAAAATGGTTGCATTGTAGAATTTGATTTTACAGTAAGAACACGATGCGACCATTCTGGTGCAACATTAGGTCTGGGTCTGTTTGGCTACAGCATTAACGCAACTCTTTATGACAATCGTCATTGGGACGTTGAAAATAACTGTTGGAAAGTATATGGGCAATCAAACTGATTATTTTAACAAGATTGGATACAAGCATACCTATAACATAGGTGATCGTGTATTTGGTCACTATAATAAAATCCCATTTGTTGGTACAGTAGGTAATGACCGCAAAATTAACGACATCGACGGGCCGGAAGTAACTATACACTTAGATTTGCCTATACGAGTTAATGATAAAATAACTTTGTTTATCATAGTCAAACATAAAGACATCAAATTTAAATTAAAAGAAACATAATATGAAATCAATTATAATTATTACAGCACTGCTCTTAACGGGATGTGCAACAAATCCAGATGTAGAGAAAAGTGTCAGTCGTGATAAAACTATGAACGACATGGCAAAGACAGCACTGATTAACGAGATGCTTAACAGTCGAGATCCTGCTGTGAGATTAGAAGGTGCTAGAATTGCCAAAGACTTCGTCGCACCGAAACGAAGATTATTTGATTTTTGAATAACCTATTATTGACATAGGAAAAATCAATGGAAAACCATGAGTTTTTAGTTGATTGCTATTGTAAATAACTGTACAATAAACACACGCAGAATAATTCTGCAAATTTTTCATTTCACACACAAAGGAGATATTATGAAAACAGTTGGCGACAAATTAGCCCCATTCGCAGTCACTGGTGTTAAGCCAGGACAACCAGAAGACGCTTTCTTTACAATTACAGATGAGAGCTGGCCAGGCAAGTGGAAAGTAATCGTATACTACCCAAAAGACTTTACATTTGTATGCCCTACAGAAATTGTGGCATACGACAAACTAACAGATGACTTTTTTGATCGTGATGCCGTTCTATTGACCGGTTCAACCGATAACGAATTCTGTAAGACAGCTTGGCAAACGGCTCACCCAGATTTAAAGAAGATCACACACACTCAATTTGCTGATACACAGCGTGGTGAGTTGAGCTTGATTGAGCAATTAGGCGTATTCTACGCTCCAGCAGGTGCTGCACTTCGTGCTACATTCATTGTTGATCCAAACAACGAAATCCAACACGTCACAGTCAACAACTTGAACGTTGGTCGTAGTCCAGAAGAAACCCTGCGTGTGCTTGATGCCCTGCAGACTGGCGAACTGTGTGCATGTAACCGCACAGTTGGCGGCGAGACTCTGTAATGTTAGAGACTATATGCGATACTTTGGTTGAAGCATATAGACGCAACTGGATTACCAGTCGTGATGGCAATGTTTCGATTCGCCATCACGACCGTGATCACTTTTATATCACACCCAGTGGCGTCCGTAAGCAAACCATGCAGCCAGACCAGTTTAAGAAGATTGGTATTGAACAAGGCTACTATGACCAACCTCCTAGGCCATACTATTCTTGGAAAGAATTGGCATATACTGACATCAGTGAGAAGCTAAAACCTAGTGGAGAATTACCTCTGCATTTTGGCTTACAAAAGAATATGGGTCAGCATAGTAATGATGTTAGAGTAGTAGTTCACTTACACCCTACCTATTGTATTGCGGCCATGCATGCCGGCATTGATTTAAGTACTATCAGTTCAGCATTTCCAGAATTAAATCGTTACACTAAGGTAGCACCTAATGTGGGTGATGTTGCTCCAATTAGTCAAGAGCTTGCTGACCGTTGCCATGAGAATCTTAAGTTAGACAGTGCGGGTAACATTAAGTATGATATTGTGGGCATCAAGGGCCACGGCGTGGTAGCAATTGATACAAGTCCGTGGCGTGCATTTGAACACATTGAACGATTGGAACACATTTGCCAAATCGTATTAGCATCAGGAAAATATTAAAATGAGCTTTATTGAATCAGTAAAAGGTGCGTTGCCAGACTATGCCAAAGACACTAAGTTAAATCTTGACGCTGTGCTACTTCGTAGCACATTGGATGCAGATGTGGCCATAGGTTGTGCTGTGGCTGCATTGGCTGCAACTGGTAACGGTAAGGTATTGGGCATCTTGTTAGCGGATGCTCCTGTCCACGCAGAGTCAGCTATGTGTGCCGCTTCAATTATGAGCCAAAACAACACGTGGTACCCCTTTGTTGAAATGGCTGATGATCCTGGTCTAAAAGGATTGCCGGCACAGTTGCGAATGAACGCCATTGCCAATCATGGCGGAACTACCAAGAGCAACTTTGAAGCATTCAGTTTAGCCGCAAGCATTGTCGGTAAGTGTCACTTCTGTGTGAAAGCACATTACGAGACATTGAAGACAGAAGGCTACACAGTGGAACAACTTCGTGATATTGGACGTATTGCCAGTGTCATGAATAGTGTTGCTAAAGTATTAAACAGTTAATTTGGCAAAATAACCGGTTTACAGGGTCCGTAAAACCCTGTATAATAAATACATACAGCAAAGAGATAGACTCCGAGCGTACATTATACAAAGGATTTTTGTATGTCAAAAGCAACTACATTCACCATCAAAAAAACCTATGCGTTGTCAGCAATTGACAAGGCAGGCAAGCGTGTCTATTACGACACTGATTCACACTCAGGCGGTTATCCGTATTGGAGCCCTTACTTCTCCCAAGACAAAACTTGGGAATCGCTGGACAAGATTCCAATATTCTCCAGCACAGACTACATGCGTCGAGACGTTGTCAGTATCGAAGTTCTGGAAGTCGAGATCCAAGCTAAAGTGATTCTAACTACTGAAATCATGTCAGAAGCCCGAGCAAAAGCCAAAGCAGAGATTACCCAAATTCGCAAAGAATTGGCCCGCAAACTTGCCATGTTGGAAGGCACAAAATGACTAAAAAATATCACACCCTAGTGCTCATTGGGCGCTTTCAACCATTTCACAGTGCTCACCTTGAGATTGTAAAACGTGCCACTGCCCTATGCGAACAGTTAGTAATTATCACTGGTTCTGCCGCACAACCCCGTACTTACAAGAATCCGTTCACAAGTGCAGAACGTGCGGGCATGATCAAATCGGCTACCCGTGGATTGAATATGCAAATCTACATTGAACCCAATGTAGACACTATCTATAACGATCAAGCCTGGGCAGTGCGTATCCAAGGCATTGTCAGCAAGTATGCAGTCCTTGGTACCAAGACTGGTATTATTGGACACAAGAAAGACGACAGTAGCTTCTATCTGGACATGTTCCCACAATGGGGATATGAAAACGTGGAACTGATTGAGTTCCTTAGTGCTGTTGACATTCGTGATCTTTACTTCAAGCGTGATGTCAACATGAAGTTCATTAAAGGTGTTGTGCCAGAAACTGTGTTTGAGTTCTTGGATGAATTCCGCCACCATGCCGAATATGAACAAATTATCCGTGAGCGAGAGTTTGTTGCAAACTATAAGAAACAGTATGCGTCATTGCCATATCCTCCAATCTTCAGCACTGCTGATAGTGTTGTGATCTGTTCAGGTCATGTGCTGATGATCAAACGCCGTGCAGAGCCCGGCAAGGGCTTGTGGGCACTGCCAGGCGGCTACGTCAACGCCAATACCGACAAGTCAGTTGAAGATGCGGCTATCCGTGAACTGCGTGAAGAAACTATGATTAAAGTGCCTGCTCCGGTGTTGCGTGGATCGATTGTTCGCAGTAAGGTATTTGATGCGGTTGACAGAAGTCCTAGAGGACGTATAATTACACATGCGTTTCACATCCAACTGCCAGACGGTGAGTTGCCAAAAGTAAAAGGCAGTGACGATGCTGAGAAAGCACGTTGGGTACCTATTGCAGAGGTTCGAAGCGAAGAATGCTTTGAAGACCATTTTGAAATCATCTCACATTTTGTAGGAGCATAATATGAACGAACGAATTCGAGAACTTGCTGAACAGGCTACTTCCCACATGCCCGGACATCCTCCATACGACGGCTTGACATTTGACGTGTTCGATAAAGAAAAGTTCGCCGAGTTGATTGTGAGAGAATGTGTGGAACTTGTATCTGCCAACAGAGACCTGGCTATTGAAGATGGATGGAATGTGGATGAAGCAATGTCCACAGCAATCAATGATATTGAAGAACATTTCGGAGTTGAAGAATGAACAAACAACTGATTAGAGATTTAGCCATCACAGGCGGCATTTATGATTGTATTTGTGATCCATACGACAAACTAGAGAACGGTGATTACTACAGTAGTGTAATGGTTGATTTGGAGCGTTTCGCTGAGAAGATTGTGAGGCAATGTGCTGAGATTGCTGATACGGAGAGACCCAATTCAGTTGGTTGTGGATATATTACCAAAACAAACGGTATGAGAATCAAAGAACATTTCGGAGTAGAACTATGACATTAAAACATACTAAAGGCAATCTGCTCGACCTGGCAGAAGCGGGAGACTTTGACATTGTTGTCCAAGGCTGTAACTGCTTCAACACCATGGGTGGCGGCATTGCTCGTGAGATTCGTGAGCGTTATCCAATGGCTGCATTAGTTGATAATGAGACCGTAAAAGGCGACTACCGCAAGTTGGGCAATTTTACCACAGCCTTTACCGGCAAGTTTTTGATTGTTAATGCTTACACTCAATACAATATGAGTCGCGGCACTGATGTATTTGAGTACACTGCCTTTCAATTGATTTTGGAAAAGCTGGCCTTTGTCTTTCCTGGCAAACGGATTGGCTTGCCCTATATTGGGTGTGGACTTGCCGGTGGCGAACAGGAAACTATTGTTGACATGATCGACGTATTTGCCGGACGAATTGCCCTTGAAGGCGGCACAGTCACACTAGTAGAATTTGGCCAAAGAATTAGTTGACGCAGACATAGGGTCTGTGTTATACTATAAACAAGTCCAAGCGATAGACGCCTGGCAATTTTGATAAAGGAACTTTATTATGAAACTCGCAAAAAATCTTATTTTGAACACTGACAGCTACAAAGTCAGCATGTTCAAACAATACCCAGCAGGTACTACAGGTGTATATTCATATATCGAGTCTAGAGGCGGGCGGTACGATAGAACAGTATTCTTCGGATTACAGGCTTTTATCAAAGAGTACCTTCTCGAACCCATCACCCAAGCAGACATTGACATCGCTGAAGAAATCCTTACCCTACACGGTGAGCCTTTCAACCGAGCAGGATGGCAATACATACTGGACAAGCACCGTGGATACCTCCCAGTTGTCATTCGGGCCGTGCCAGAAGGAACTGTGGTCCCCGTCAAAAATGTACTTGCGACAATTGAAAACACAGATCCAGAATGCTTCTGGTTGACCACTTGGTTGGAAACTGCCCTGCTTCGTGCAGTGTGGTATGGTACTACTGTGGCAACACAATCATACACAATTAAACAAGTCATTCTTGACTTCTTGGAGAGAACTGGTGATCCTACTACTATCGATTTTAAGTTGCACGACTTTGGTGCTCGTGGCGTATCTAGCCTTGAAAGTGCTGGCATTGGCAGTGCCGCGCACTTGGTCAACTTTATGGGAACTGACACTATTACTGGTGTTCTGTTTGCTCGTGAATATTACAATGCTGGTATTGCTGGTTTCTCAATCCCAGCCGCAGAGCATAGTACAATCACCAGTTGGGGTCGTGACGGGGAAGTAGATGCTTACAGAAATATGCTTACCCAGTTCGCTCGTCCCGGTACTATCCTCGCTGTTGTCAGTGATAGTTATGATATCTACAACGCAGCCTCTAAGCTCTGGGGCGAAGAACTTCGCCAACAGGTTATCGATAGTGGTGCTACTGTTGTCATTAGGCCTGATAGTGGCGATCCTGTCGAAGTCAACCGTCGTCTAGTTGAAATCCTGGGCGAGAAGTTTGGCTACACAGTTAACGCTAAAGGATTCAAGGTACTGAACAATGTGCGTCTGATCCAAGGTGACGGCATCAACGAACTCACTGTTCGCAGTATCCTTGGTGCGTTCATGGCCATGGGTTGGAGTGCCGATAACATTGCTTTTGGTATGGGCGGTGCCCTGTTGCAGATTGTAGATCGTGACACGCAGAAGTTTGCCCTAAAAGCAAGTGCAGCCTGTATCAACGGAACCTGGGTAGATGTCCAGAAAGATCCTGTCACTGATCCAGGTAAGAAAAGCAAGAAAGGCCGAGTCGAACTGTGGGAGTCCGGCGGAGAATATCAATCCTCCGTAGAACAACCAAAAGGTTGGACTGATCGAGGACTCGAGTGGAAGTCTTCTCTACAGAAGGTATTCGAGAACGGCAAACTTTACAACGAGATTTCGTTCGAAGAAGTTCGAGCTAACGCTCGCAAATAAAACTAACAAGGGGCTATACAACCCCTTGTTTTTATTGTATAATTTACACATAGCAACAAAACACACTGAAAGACAGTATGACATATTTTTTGAAATCTGGTACACGATTTAATGTTTCCACTAAGGAAGCAATGGATCTACATGAGCAACTGCCTGTTGGCAACTACACTGTTAAATTTGACAAGATGGCTGGCTGTTTCTATCTTGAAGCGATCGAAAGCTTCGAGATCCGCGGCAAGGTATACGGAGATACTCGCAAGCAGAGCCAACGTATTCTCAATACTTTCAATGACCGTACTGCATCCACTGGTGTAATGCTTACTGGTGAAAAAGGTTCGGGCAAGACACTGTTAGCCAAACTGTTGGCAGTCACTGCCGCAGAAGCGGCGGTGCCAACAATTGTTATCAACGAGCCATGGTGCGGTGAAGGCTTTAACAGCTTCATGCAGATGATTGAGCAACCCACAGTGATCCTATTTGACGAGTTTGAAAAGGTCTACGACAAGGATGACCAGGAAAAGATGCTGACACTATTGGACGGTGTATATCCCTCCAAGAAGCTGTTCATTCTAACCTGTAACGACAAGTGGCGCATTGACAGCCACATGCGAAACCGTCCTGGTCGTATCTTCTACTCACTGGACTTCAAAGGTCTGGAACAAGACTTCATTATGGAGTACTGTGCAGACAATCTGGACAATGTTGATCATATCGCCAGTGTATGCCGAGTTGCGGCAATGTTTGATCAGTTCAACTTTGACATGCTGAAGGCATTGGTTGAAGAAATGAATCGATACAAAGAAACTGCCAGCGAAGCTATGCGTATGCTCAACGCCAAGCCAGAGTTCGGTGGTGACAGCAAGTACAAGGTTGCCCTGCAGATCAAAGGCCTAGACATTAATCCGGAGTTGATTGAGCAAGAAGTCTGGACAGGCAATCCACTGACCAATCGTGTCAGCATTGACTACAAGGTCTTTGAAGATGCAAAGAGTGCTGAGCCAGCACTCGACGGTCTGGCTTCTATTGAAACAGACTGGAATTGGGAAGATGCTCGATTTGGTCAAGAAGATCTCAAGCAGATTGATGCAACTGCTGGTAAGTTTGTTTTCATTAACGAGGACGGTGACCGTGTGACACTGAACCGCATTAAAGAAAAGTACTACAACTACATGGATGCATTTTAAAATCATCTAGATTTTGGCTATTATAGTGCATATTTTTGTTGACAAGATAATTATATGACACTATAATAGATATATAGCAAGGAAACTTGTTAAAAGAAGTTTTAGGTTAGGTGCAGCAATTTTCATTTAATATGGACTGCTAGACCCTATGGTGTTGAATTGGAGCACAGAGTCTTGACCGAGTGCGTTGAAGAGTCAACATTGAAATAGACTAGCGAGCTCAGAGTGGTGGCCTGAGTTGAATAAAAGCAGCCGACAACTAACCTGTTTTATTTTATAGCACTACAACTGAATTGAACCTCAGACGAACGTGTGCTATAATTGATCCTAGGATGGATTCAGCAATTAAAACAATACTAAAGTTAAATGCCATAGAAAGTGGTTGTAGGACACAGTGGAGATACTGTTCTAGGAAACTAGACACTCAAGGAATGGATGACACAAGGGAAAGACTTTGTATGTTTCTAACGCAGACACAAGTTTAGATAGTCAACATGAATTGTCGATAGGGTCTGGGTGCTATAATTGGCCAGACCAGAAAATAAACAAATTGGCACACCCATCCTGCTTGTATAGGTTATATACAGCAAAATTTTTTAATTTAAAAGTAACCTGAAGGAAAATAAAATGAACGCATTTGTAGAAGCGGTTAAGTCCGTTCCAGTTGAATCTCGTACCGCAAACGGTATGAAGACTTTTGAATCTAGCAAGAGTGATCTTGTAGATTTGTTCTTTGCCATTGGTGCAAGCCGTGGTAAGGATTTGAGCACTCAGTTTGCTCGCGCACTAGCACAAGACGAAACTCTTGCTCTACGTCTTTTGATGTGGGCTCGTGACGTCCGTGGTGGTGCAGGCGAACGTGAAGTTGTTCGTAAGATTCTTTTGAATCTTGAAAAGACCAACCCTAAGGCGCTTGCCCGTATTTTGCCACACCTGGCTGAATTCGGTCGTTGGGACGACCTGTTGATCTTTACTTCTAAGGAAGTGAAGGCACAAGCATTTACCCTAATCGGTGATGCGCTACGTGCAAGCAACGGGCTGGCCGCAAAGTGGATGCCACGTCAAGGTGCGTTGGCTGCTGAAATCCGCACCTTCTTCGGAATGAGCCCAAAGTTCTACCGTAAGAGTTTGGTTAACTTGAGCAAGACAGTTGAACAGAACATGTGTGCAAACACTTGGGATGACATCAACTATAGCCACGTACCATCGTTGGCGGCTGCTCGATACCAAAAGGCTTTTAAGAAGCACGACCCTGTAGGCTATGATGCTTACAAGGCAAAGTTGGTTACTGGTGACGCAAAGGTTAACGCTTCGGCTGTTTACCCATATGACGTTATCAAGAGCCACAAGTTTGGTGGTGACGCCACTGTTGTGCAAGCACAATGGGATGCATTGCCAAACTACATCGGTGATGAACTGGTGTTGCCAATGTGTGACGTGTCTGGCTCTATGAGCTCTCCAGTTGGCGGAAACGCTAACTTGACCTGTATGGATGTTTGCGTTAGTTTGGGCTTGTACCTTGCTGACAAGAACACTGGTCCATTCAAGGACATGTTTTTGACCTTCTCTACCAAGAGCAAGATCGAAATCTTGAAGGGTAACCTGTTGAGCAAGTTGGCTCAACTACAACGTGCAGAATGGGACATGAGTACTAATCTACACGCCGCATTTAACACTGTGCTTGACTTCGCAGTCAAGGGCAATGTTGATGCAAAGGATATGCCAAAGTATATCCTTATCATGAGTGATATGGAATTCAATTACTGTGCTCGTCACGACGACTCGGCAATGGAAATGATCGCTCGTAAGTATGAAGCGGCAGGATACACTG